GTCTCCTGTTCCGTTTCCTCCCCAGGTCGTACTACCTCCTGCTTCCCACCAGTAGTTGCCCGGCTTTATCTTCAATACCACCTGTCCGCTCGAATTTGTAGTGCCGCTATATGCTGTGCTGGTGTTGTTGCTTGACAGCTTCACTATACATCCACTTCCTACGCTTGTTCCTGTATTCACGTCCTTTACCGTTATCGTTATCGTCACCTCACTTGGTACCAGCTTGATTGTAAAGTTAGAGGTGTTCGTGTTGGTGGTGTTTAATGTCACGTATCTTGTCGCACTTACTACATATCTATTTGTCAGTCCAGATACATATATAGTTGCTTGTCCAGAACTGTTCGTCGTTACAGTCTGCGTCGCATGGTTTGCTCCTAATTCACCGGAAGTTTGATAGCTACCGTTTAGACCATACATATTTATTGTAGCTCCACTTACAGCCGCATTCGTGTAACTGTTCTGTACAGTCACTACAATACTCTTTATTGCTGTAGAATAGAATGCTGTAGCGTCACTGTTATGTCCTATATTACTGAAATCGTAATTAGGAGTGATATTATACGTCGTTTCGGTCGTTGTTGTACCAGTCACAAAATAACCTGCCTTGTATGCAGCTATATTTGTCGTTATACCTGCTATCCATGTATATGTAGCCAAATAATAGACTTGTGTATTTGCCGTTAATGATACAGTTGTTGCTACTCCTGCCGTTGTGAATATAGGTTTTACAAGATTAGCGGTTCCCCACCATCCTAATACTGGCGTTGAAAATGGTATTTTTAGCCTAAAATATGTACCTACACTCTTCGTCAATCTCGTTGCATTCATCGTGTTCGCCGCCAGGGGCATCGTTATCGTTCCGCTACTTGCAACCCAATAACTCGTGCCTCCTCCCCAGCTTACGGTGTATGTTCCGGCAATCATAGGTCCAAAAGAAACCTGTCCGCTTGCATTCGTGCTTCCGGAAAACTTTATGGATGCTATGGACTTATTTACCAACGTTACCGGGCATCCGTTCGCGTTTCCTTTTTGCGCACCCTGATAGTAATCCTTCAATGTAAACGTAATTGAAGAACTTGTCTCGCTCATTTTCAGATTAAGAGGACTTGCTTGTGCTGCCGATAATGTACCGGATAACGCATTGTAGTTCGTTTTCGAGAATGAGTAGCTTCTACTTATACCGCTCCTGTATACAGTCCAGTTACCGCTGCTGTCTGTTGTCCCTGTCTGTCCGAAATAGGAACCCGATACACCGCTTATATTCGTCCCGTAATTAGAACTCTTTATGTTGAATGTAAGACGTGCCGTCACATTCAATGTCATAATCCATTGCTCGTTTTCACTCGTCCATGTATGGGTCTGACTTGCATTGCTATAATAACTCGCGTTGTTTTTCGGTGTATAGGTGTAGTTTATTCCTGCATATACGGTATTTGACTTTCTGCCGTTCGTGTCCAATGTTATTTCTCCTGCCGGGGCATTCGAGCCAGTAGGTACACTTCTAACCATCACTGCACCACTTAAAGTATATTCATTACCGCTTACAGATTCTCTAACAATTAGTGTAACCGTTCGCGTCGTTCTATTCATCGTCACTGTATAGGGTGATGTCTGTGTGGCGGTCACTGTTCCTACGTAATTGTTGAAATACTGTGCCGTGGCGGTCATTTGTCTGTCTAATCCGCTTCTATAGAAGCTTCCTCCAGACGGAAGTGTTTGACCAAAATATGTAATCGTTCCCGAAAGTGCATTGCTTGTATTGTAGATATTCGCTACTGTATTAAGAGTTATTTTCTGATTACAAACCAAATATATCATCTTTACTTGTCCTGCTGCCGTATAAGTCAATGCAGTATTTGGATTACTGTAATAATTAGGTCTTGTTACTGGTGTGAATGTTACTGGTGTACCTAAATAACATACAAAAGATACATTGCCGTTCGTGTCAAGCGTCAAAGGACTTGTAGAAGCTGCCGGGCTGAAATTCATTTTCATGGACGAATAAGAACCCATTGTAAAATTGAACGTATCTGTTCCAGAAGCCGCCTTTCTTGTTAAAGTTACAGCACTTGTACCACTATTGTTATACATATTTACTCCGTTAAAACTTTCACTGAAAAGAAAATCTTTGTGACTATTTATTATCTTATCAAGAGTACACTTGCTCAAAATCTCTGCATCCGATTTATTCTGAACATTACTTCCGGTTATGTCGAATACGGTTGCCATTTCAAGGTACCACGTCACTGGTCTACTTCCACCATTTATATAAAAATAATTGGTTGTTGAAAAACTTCCAGTAGCACCACATCTTACATAATAAACATAAGTATACCATCCTCCTGTTCCGTTTCCATCGTTAGAAGCGACCCATTTTCTTACTGGATTGTCTCCTGTCGCATTACTTGCAAAAGTAAGCTTTCTGCCAGCAGGAATCTTTGCTCTGAAATATGCCACAAATTCCCTGTTTGCTGATGTAGATGTACCAAATGAAAAGCCTCCTAATCCTGGTGATACGGAAGAACTTGCATCTGTAGTGATTTCAATCATGTATTTAGGAGTAACCGGAACGACTTCTCTTATTCCAAGACTTACTGTCGCGGTTGAACGCGTCATTACCACATTGAACGGAGATGCTGAACTTGACGTTATACTGCCCGAATAATTGTCGCAATAAGTGGCTGTTATTGTTACTGTACCTGTTACAGAACTTCTGTATAGAGATACATTACCGCTTGCATCAGTCGTTGCGGTCTGATTAAAATATTTTACCGTCGCACCACTTAGATTCGTTCCACTCGGGACATTCGACTTTACATTTATGGTTATCTTTGCAGAACATTTCAATTGCAATACAGTTACTTTATCTATAAAAAAATCTCCATAAGCAAATGTATTTTCTGGATTTTCATAAAATTCTGGATGTCCTATTACATCAAAATGTATTGGTGCAATCGATTGTCTGTCAAATATATATAACCCCTCGTCACTCGTACTTACTTCATAATTAAACGAACCTGACCTATATTGTAATTTTTGATTTGCATAAAGTCCTCCTTCAATATAACCGCCTTTTCCGTCCGGTATCATTTCAACAACCTTTAAAGTAGATTTTACTGAGATAAATTGTAAACGTACTTGATAGGGGCTTGGCGTGGAAGTTGTAATAACACTGTTAAATATATTGTAATTATTTGCCGAAACGGAAATATTTTTATCAACATTTGAACCACTTCTATACAAGGCTGCAACACCATCAGCATTCGTAGTGGCTATTTGTCCATTATAGCTTACTTTAGCGCCATCCACTACAATAGTCGTATCATTGTCGTTTACAACCTTAATGTTTATAGGCTGTATCATTACAGCTACTATCGTCTTGGTTGTATTCGATTCCGTAAAGGTTATGGATTGCGTAGAGGTCGTTACACTATAATAAGACTTGTTGTCCAGTATAGAAAAAGTGATAGGTATATTGAGGTATACGCTGACTTGTGCAATACCTTCATCATTTGTTTCAAATGTTCCATTCCCTGCATCTGAACTATAGCTTATTCTATTAACTATCGGTCCTATAATTTCACTACTGGACAAACCTTCTACAAATTTTACCGTCACTACATGCTTGTTTCTCAACATCGTGACATTGAGCGGTGAAGCCGTGGTAGGTGCAATGGTTCCATTTACTGTACTATAATCGTTCTTATCCAAAGAATAGTCCTTTGTCAGTGCTGACCGGAACAATGAAGCGTTACCGCTTGCATCCGTTGTCACTACCTGTTCATTGTAAGCTACCGTTACTCCCTGGATATTGTTTTTCACATATACATCCTTTACATTGACCGTTATCTTTGAGGTCACATTCAAGTTGAACGGCCATATCACACCGTCTTCGGTCCATGTATAGGATTGTGTCGGATTGCTGTAAAAATTAGGATACGAATCAGTTGTGAACGTGTATTCCAGTCCCTTTATCAATAACTGATTGGTATAACCGTTCTCATCCAAAGTAAGCTTTATCGTTCCTGCCTTGGATGTCATTGTAATGGTCTGATTTGACAAATACGCCCTTCCTGCCGCACCATACACCTCCGAAACTTGAATACCTGCGTTAATCAATTCATATTGTACTTCTACATCCAACACTGTACCGCTTTCACTTTGAGGATGTGAGAATGTATCGGATGAAACCTCACCTGCAAGCACTTCATAAATGTATTCTCCTACCGGAACATTCGGCATGACTATCGTTCCTTCCGCGTTCGTCTCGCCCTCAAACACAATATCCGGCAATGCGTTGTTTGTCACACGTACCAAAATTCCGTCCGGTGGCAAAACTCCTTGTGTTGATACATGGAAAGTGACCGGGTACTCCTTCGCCTCCAATTCAATATCCATTCTTGTTTCTGTTCCGGTAGGCTTGAAATTCCCAGTCTTGGTATTGTAATGTTGCTTGCTTACACTGTAAGACATATTTACCGGAGATATGTACATTTGCACTATCCCGTCCGTATTGGTCGTTCCTGTCTGGTTCACAGACATTCCACTGAATGTTACGGATGCACCGCTTAACTCACCGTATAAATTAGAGGTGATATATACCGGAATTCTCTTTGAACATGTATATACAAGGTCTTTTGTGTTTGCATCTTTATAATTGACTGTAACTATTACACCGTTTCCGGAATAGAATCCTATTGGTTGCACCTGGAAACGTTCTGCAATACCTGCATATACGGTTTTCGTAAATTGTCCACTTGCATTTGTCGTTACATTCACACCGGAAGATGTACCGTTGTCATTGTAATAGCATGCAAGCACGAGACCTGTTTTTACCGGATTGGATACTGTAGTCGAAATAGAGGGTATTATTTCTTTTACCGTGAATGTGACTGATTTCGTTCTTCTTGTTAATACTGCTGAATGCGTCTTGTCCGTAGGCAGATAGATATTTTCTGTCTTACCGTCGAAATTACTGTTTCCACCTCCATAGGTTATCGTATAATTTCCAGGCGGTATATTGAAATTTCCATTTCCTTGTGATGTCAATTGTCCGCTTGCATTCGTTGTTCCAGAAAAACTATATGATTGTGAAGATGTTCCACCCCATGCACTCGTAACCGTTACTGGACAACTTTCTGCCGCCTTGGAATAGGGGTTACTTGCTGTCAATGTCAGACTGAATGTCATTGCAGCATAACCCATGATTATATCCATATAATCAGCCGACAACGGGGGTGTGAATGTTCCAGTCTTTTTCGTATGGTCTGTTACTGTACACTCATAGCTCATTGCAATAGGTGAAATGTACACTCTTGCCGAACCATCACTTCCGGATGTAACGGTTTGAGGCAGTGACATTCCGGACACCTTTATAGTCGCATTTTCAAGCGGTCTTAACGTGTTCTGCTGCTTCACCCGTAATTCTGCCTTCTTCGAGCATGTAATTTCCATCAGTGTAGGTACACTCGCACCGAAGCCCCAGTTCTTGATTAGCAGACCTTCATTCTCATAGAAACCTTTCTCCTTTATTGTCAACTGATAGTCAATTCCCGGCATCACTTCTGGAAATATCTTTCCTGCTGCATTCGTCGTATATTCACGTACATTATCATTGTACATATTTTTTACCGAAACGACAATTCCAGCCTTAACCGGATTGAAGTTCAGAGCAGCTTTCTGTTCAGCAGTTATCTTTACAGTCACCTGGCTTACCGGGGTCGTTATCGTCACGTCCACATAGAAAGCCCTTGGCTCTGCATCACGTGTCACATTCGGCTGCACTGTCAACATCGTACCTTCCAAAGAAGCTATTTCGTCATTCGATATATTGAATTTCAATTCAGCACCTCCACTTGTAAAATCGTATGGCTCATCCTCACCACCAATTTCTGCACGTCTGAAAGTCTTTACATGTTCCATCAAATCAAACGTCACTCCTTTGTTAGGAACAACGAAGTTTTCCGGTGTATGAACTATGTAATAATAACTATCATTGGATAACGTCTCGGCTGTATTTTCACCACTGAATCTTACCGTCGTAGCATCACCGGATACACCTGGAATATTCTCTATCACATCTACTTCTGGCTCTATCTCCCTTCTTGTCATAATGAAAGGAAGGTCTATATCCTTCAGTTTTTCGAGTGTTATCGCTTGGTCTGCTACCGTATTATAATATCTGTGCGTCGCGTTCCAAGTATATTCTCCTGCCTCCGCTCCAAGTTGCAATACACCTATATCATTCGTATAACCTGAATCGACAGTTATTCCTGTACCTTTATTTATAAGAGTAATGTTTACTTCTGGAATAGGGTCTTTTGTTATTGCGTCTGTTGCAGTATATGTTATTACTGTATCTCTTAATTCAAGATAAATGGTTTCTACAACATCTTGGTCTTTAATTACAACTTGTCCAGTATATCTCTTATAATTCCTTTGAGTAACTACATAATCATAAGTTCCATTACCAAGAGTTACAGTTGCTACACCATTTATATTTGTAATTTTTGTTTCTTCATTGATATTCAATTCAGCACCTTGAATATAATTACCATTCTCGATATCACGAACAATTAGTTTTAATGTATAGAATGCCTTGTTTAATTTGATAATCTTAGATATAGGTGCATCATCCACAACAATAAAGTCTGAATACGACATATAACCGCTTCTAAACACTGTATAAGTAAATGTACCGTTCGGTAAGCTTACAATAACTACACCATGTTCGTCTGTTAGATATGTAGATTCGTTAATTGAAACTGTTGCATTAGGAATCACCATATCATTTTCTGAATCAAGAACAGTAAATTTAACCTCATAGGGAATAGCATCAAGCTCAACAAGAATACAATTCGGTTTTTCTCCTACTATATCAATTGTTTCGTTGTACTCTTGATATCCTTCTTTCATTACACGCATCTCATATTGACCTACCTGAAGTCCCATTTGAGCTTGTCCTTCATTGTCAGTTCTTTGAGTTGTATTTGTAACTGTAATATCTGCTTGAGGTACATACTCCTTCTTCTATCGATAACAGCAAAATTAACTGTTAGAGATTCAAGAAACATTCTTTCAAAAATCTCTACTGGTTTATTTTCGATAGTCAAAACACTCTCAATTGTCTTGAATCCAGCTTTTGATACTGTGTAACTATATGTTCCAGGTTCTAAATCTACAGAAGCTATACCTGTATCATCAGTTTCAAGAGTATTAATTCCAACCTTAATCTGAGCACCTTCCATAGGAGCTTCACCTTCATATATCGTGAAAGTCACTTTATAAGGGGTTGCTTCAAAATTATTGATTGTTATAAAAATCGGACCATTCAATACTACAAATTCACCAGTCTGTTGAATCCAATTCGCTTTATTCAACGTATATGTATATTCACCATTTTCAAGTAATACATTAGCAGTACCAGATTCATCTGTCGTAATAACTTTGTTTCCAATAGTAATAAACGCACCAGGAACTGCAACATTCTTCAATGTAGTTACAGTGAACGAAACAAGATATTTCTGAGAGAGAATTGCAGATTGCGTACCTTTATATATATCGCTTTCTCCAGCCGGATAGAAGATATTAGATAGATTACTTCCTGAATCATATAAAATATTTCCTTCCAAATCTCTCATTCTAAAACCTTTAATACGTGGTAACATATTCAAAGGTACCTCTTCATCAAAATAAGGGAAGAAATATTCATCCGGCACATACTTCACACCTTCTGCAGTTTTAACAACTTGAAGCAAATCATCCCATTGTACAACTTTTCCTGCTTCCCAAAAACGGAAATCAAGATATTTCGTCATGGCAATCTGAATATTCTTTCTTGCATCAGCAATATCTGTATTAGGAGATAATTCCACACGAAAATCAACACCTTGTTCTCCTCCAACATACATCCATTTTGCATTCTCAAGAACAATGCCGATTGATTCACCTGATAAATTCAATTCAGTCAAACCAAAATAAGGAGTAGCTTTATCAAGTAATTCTTCAAGTTCATCATCTGTAAAGAAAGAACCGTTTTGAGTTACAAGGTAGATGTGGGTCTTTCCGTCTTCACCTAATCCTACATTCATAACCTTCAGAATTCTATCATCGAGGTCTTGGAAAATCTGTGTCCAAGATTCTACTGTTTCTTCTGAAAGTCTATTGTTGTAATTTATAATTCTGTTTCTGAACGTCTCATCGTCTTCGTAATCACGTCCACCAATAGCTGCATATTCGTTAGTACATTCTATATGAGTCAATGGTCTTGGAGAAACTTGCGTAATACTATTAGCTTCTACATTTGTGGCAGAACCAGTAATTACACTTCTTACACTTACATATCCATAGCCAGAATTATCGACTGTAAACGGTTTATCTACAATAAATCTGATGCCATTCTTAGAAATAAAAGTTGTCCCTACTTCATATAATGTTCCAGGTTCAGCATATACTCTTATATAAGTAGATGAACCAAGAGCTTGTTTTCGAGGACTTACTCCAAACAAAGCTGCTGATTTATCCAAATATGTACCAGTTGCAGATGTAGGAAATATCTGTGCTTCTACAATAGCAATATCTTTAATTGCCTTTTGAGCAACTTTAGCAGTACCAAATGCAACTGCATTTAATACTGAACCATCTGCTATGTTAGAAACTTTATCGGTTTTGTTCAAAAACATTTCAATCCACAAATTCTTCAGATTTGCGATTGTGTTACTTACTTTTGTTATCATAACATATTATATTGGAACATTAATTAAAAAATCTTCTTTTGTCACTGTAGTAGCTCTAACTTTCATGAAGATACTATCTTCAACTTTCTTCAAATCAATCAACTCAGCACTTGCCCAACGATTATCTCTTTGGAACATATTCATCAACGATTTAAATATAATCGGATATTGAATCGCATTTGTAGTCTGACCGATAAAGTCAGATGGAAGGCCGTAATCAGTAAATTCAGGAATACAACCTTTAACTGCTTCGAGAATAATTTGAAGAGCCTGTTCCATAGATTTCTGAAACTTGATAATCTTCAAATCTTCATTCTCAAACACAAATTCAGTAGACAAATCTTTACCAAGAATATTTTCATCGACTAATGTATCAACCACATTATCAACATAATTAATACCTACATTCTTTAAATTCACAGAAAAAGTATTACTACCTTGACCAGTAATATAATCTTCTTCAATTATATATTGAGGTACAACTATATCCACCCAATCATCTTCAGGATTTTCCAATTCAAGTTGTTCAGATACAGTTTCAAATGTCTCACCAGTTCTTAATTGCTTTTCTAATTGTAATGTATTCGTTCTTCCTACAGAAGCACTTCTCAACCATCTATCAGAATTCTTTATAGTTGTCAATTTTGTAACAATTTCAGAAAAACTTTCAAGAAGCTCCCACATAGAAATATCGTCCAACTTATTCTCATGCAATTGAAACAATGGTTCAATAATGTTAATTTGTGCAATTAATTTATCCAATTCATAAAAAGAATCTGCATTAATCTCCCCACCCTGATAATAATCCACAATATAAGGATAATATTCAGAGCAAAAATCAACATAGGATTGAAAGAAATCTTTTATGTTGTATCCTGTAACTGAAAGAAATTTTTCGTACATATCCATAGCTACAAAATATTAGCAATTGACGCAGCAAGGTCATTGACTCCTTTTTGGATTGCACCTGCTGCACAAATTTTCGTCAAAGCTGTTTTTGCTTTCTTAGCTCCTGCTACAGATTCTAAAGGGGCAATTGCAGTCATTGATAAATTATAATCCCATATCATATTCCTTTGAAGATTCTGAGAAAAAGATAATCCTGCTGGTGGCACTACAACTAAATAACTTTCACCTAAAGCCATGTTATAAAAATACAATCTCAATGGTAAACCTAATTGGTCTACTCCATTGCTTTTTGAAATTATAGCTTGCAATATCTTTATACATCCATATCCAGTTTTGATACCAGCATCAAAAGATGCAGATTTCAAACTGTTAGTACCTTTACCAGAAATATCTGTCAACGACCATTTACCTGCCGACATACTATAAGCTGCACCTGTCAGACTACTTGCAGCTCCTCCTAATGATAATAAGATTTTAAAAGTTCTACCGAAATCTCCTCTAATGTTTATTTGTTGAGGAGTAAAAGTCGGTGAACTCAATACAGTTATTCCACCTGCAGTATTCCTTATCGTTTCTCTCTTAGGTTCAGTTTTGGTTATACTGTTAGGATTAATAGGAAAAGTGAAAAAGTCAATTGTGTTATTCTGAGAATCGGCTAATTCAAGTGTACAGAGATACACCTCAAAATCATTCGGAAATTGAGATGCTAATACTGCTCGTCCTGCAGTTTCGATAATCCCTGATGCTTTTTGAATTGCTGATTGTGCTAAATTTGCCATACAATATTTTCTTTATCGCCTAAAGATACGAATTATTTCGTTAATCTGAAAAAGTCACTGTGCTTTTTATATTATCGAATTGCAATGGACTTACAGCCGCTACAGCACCAACACCTGCACCAAATCCAGCTTTACCGCCGTCCATCGCTGCCGAACTTGCAAGTGCTGTATTCCAAGCATTCTTTAATGTCATTATCTGGTTTTCTACATTATTCAACATTTGAATAAGTGTATTTGCTAAGGTCAACGGTTCTTTAGCTCCATTTATTTCTACTTTCTGTCCAGTAATGAGTTTGATTAGGTTTTTAGTTAATTGGATTTGTTCTTCATCATTATTGAAACCGATTATCAAATTATTATCATCTATGGTTATATGCTCCTGCTTATCGTGTAGATTGATATCTATCTGATTATCATCTATCAATAGATGAGTCTCTTTTTGATTTGTCCTTCTATACAAATCAAATTTTTCCATATCAAAGACTATCTTTCTAACTTCTTCACCTGGACTTTCAACTTCTTTCTTGACATTGACTATTTCAGCTTCAATCGATTTATATCCTGTAACTTTAACTTTCTCAGATGCTTTAAGTTCGATTTCTCCTGAAGATTGTAATCGAATTTTATGTTCTACATTCCCACCCATAGTGATGTTCAAATTAATCGGCTTAGATTTACCAACTAAATTCAAATTCCACTCTCTATTAATTGGGTCCATACAAAACAACATATCTGTATCTTCAGATGTCTTTCTGAATCTTTGAATTTCTTCTGACCAAGCAAAAATTTCATCATTACCTTGTAGAGTTCCAATTATTATTGGTTGGTTTCTGAATGCACCTGATGCTATTACAACTTGAGTTCCTTTTTCACCTGGCTCTTCAGGAAATTGAATGTTTTGTATAGCTTCATTTGTAATATAAACATCAGTCTTAAAAAGACCTCCTTCTACAAGAACGCAAACTTTATTTGTTCTATAACAGGTTTCTATATAAGAGTCTCTATCTATTTGAGTGGGAATCATTATATAACCAGTTGTTACTGGTCCCAAATCGTTATATTGAAATTTAGGTTTATTTCCAGCCATTATTTTAATCCTCCATACATTTTTCTATTCAAAAAATATTCAAATTGAGATTTGTCTACAATCGGACTCGTTGCTGTCGTCAGGTTTCCTTGTTGAGCACTTTTTGCAGCTTGTCTAAGTTCTTTCAAATCCACAAGTTTAAAATACGACGGTTTAAAAGAACCTCCAGTAGGGGAAATTGCTTCATTGACAGATGCATTACTTGCTCCAACTTGAGAATTATCTTGTCTCTTACTCGTACCTAATGTCGAACTTCCTTTAAGAATTGGAACGTACATTCCTCTTTCAACTTGAATCGTTGTTCTTCTATCTATTCCTCCTTCAGTAAACGACACTTCATTCGAAACACTCAATACATAGAAGAATTCATTCGTACTTTCATTCAATACAAATGAACCAACTTTTATTCTTCTATCTCCATTTATTACAATTGTTCCTGTCCTTGTAAACGGAAGATAAGCATTACTTTCAACTATATAAATAAGGTCATTCAACAACGCTGCTTGCATTGTAACAAATTGTTCTGGTCCTTCATATCCATTTATCACTCGCATCTGAGCGTACATATCATTTATTTCCAATTTTCGATTGCCCCATAATTCTGCATATTCATTCAAATAAACAATAGGTACAAAAGCAAGATTCACTTGTTGCTTATCTCCAAGAATATTGTTGTTTTGAACATGAATTTGAAACCACGAATATATTCTTGAATCGTAACTTAGATTATATGACAAAACATTATCTGGAGTTATTGTAATATAACTACCTTTCTCGAATGCGTCCATTATGGCATGCTCTGTAAACGGTGGTTGTCTAACAATCAAGTCAATCGTATTTATGTATGTATCAAAAAAGAATTCTACAAATGGATACTGACAACACCTACTCATATAATCCATTAATGTCCCATTAGGATTTCCAATACTTGAATCAACAACAATTCTTTGTTGGACTTCAGGACTCATATAAGTCTTGACAATCTGCCATATACCATTCACCTTTGCAGTTTCAAGCCCTTCAACTTGATAACTTTGAATTCTCTTGTCTTTCCATGATTTGAACAATTCGTTCTTACAAACACCAATATTAGACATTATATTGATTACAAACCAGATTATCTCATTAATTCTCTTGTATTTATAACTCCATATATAATTATAGCTACCAGTAAGAACATTTCTCTTATACCAAGAATCTTGTGGACGACCTAAATAAACCCAATGTTGGTTTGTATTCTCAACATCTATCAACGGAATAAAATAACTACCATCTTCTTCGAATAACTTAGAAATATCTCTACCACTTACAGTAGTTGTTTTTACATTGTCTTCTGATGAGTATTGAGTACTTGACTCATTAATAAAGCCAATCATATCCCATACGTTATATGAACCATCAGTTTCTGCAAGTTTGTTAGGTGAAACGAAAATTGTGTTTGCGTCTTCACTATCACTTTCACCTTCTAATTTTAGCCTCTCAAATCTTATAAAAACAATATCGTTAGCTTGTACAACTTTTTCAAGATAAGATTTAACATCATTTCCTTCCTTTGTCACTACATTAAAAACATCTTGATAACTTGCCCCAAAAACATTTTCCTTCTTAGCATCTCTGAATGGGACTAATGTAAAGCTAAAATCACCTGTTTTAAACGATTTATTTATATTACAATTCATAATGAATTGACTTACATCAATTACTGAATCAATTGATTTACAATAAATCCAAACGCGTATATTTACAGGTTGAACTTTCGTATTTACATTAAATTCTTCATCGTAAGCAACAACATTATCAGGAACATAATCTTCATCAGCAAGTAACTTTGTCATATTGTCACTCCAATAAGAAGGAAAGTCTTCTTGTACAAGATATTGTTTATCTTGAAAAATTTGTTCCAATAATACATTGGTACCGTCTGAAGGAAATGATAACGACCAACCTGGTTTTATATATGGAAGATTCTTACTCTCGTATTCGCTTTTATACGTTTCTTTTTCAAAATCGTCATAACTGGACCAAATTATTTCAAGATTAGTTAATCCATTCACTTCATTAGCGATATCCATAAATTCTTCTATGGTTATCTTCTTCTTGTCACTTTCATTCAATTTTGGTTGCCAAAAATCAATGAATGATTGAGGAGAGATTTTCTCTTTAGAATAGACTATATAATTTAACTGTTTCTTTGCCATAATTAATCTCTTTCTTTAGGTAAAGTTTTCTTTCCTGCTGTAATAACATTAAGAAAACCTTTAGTAATAGCAAGTTGAAGACTTTTCATAAATGCATCCCAATCAGATTCTCCAGCTTGTTTAAACGCTTCATTTAAAGTCTTAGTATCTTGAATCACTTGTCCAGGTGTTGTTAAATAAGTAGTTGCTTTATTGATTAAAGCATTATTTATAGAATTAGTATCTTGTTTTATTGAGTCTAAAATTTCACATACATCTCCCAAAGATTTTTCACCTTGAGTAATCTGCTTATTAGCATCTGTAGCAGTGATTCTCTCTGCACGTCCTACTGTCTGACGAGCTTCTGTAGGTTCATATGCACCTCTTGGAGTTTCTTTTAATGCACCAAAAGATTTTTGAATCTCATTATATATTCTATCAATTACTTCAGTCGGTTCTCCAGTAGCAAATTGTTTTCTGATATCTTGCCAACTTAAATTAGGAAATACACCTTTCAGTAAATTAATAAATTGCTCATTATTCTGTGACAATCCTTGTAACTCACTTAAGAAACTTCTCATAAATTCAGGGTCTGCATTTCCACTCTGAACTTTTTCAAGTTGCTCCATTGCTTCAGAGTACGTCCTTATATTAGGATTTGTCCTCGTCAATGTTCTTAATAAAAGAGCTTGAGTCGTCTCATCTTGAGAAATACCACTTCCTGAAAATGCAGATTGATATCTTTCAAGTTGTCTTCCTTGTGCACCAGTTGCAGTCCTTATACCTGACATTACAGCAGCAACTTTACCTGCATCAAATTCGCCAGCTTTAGAAAGAATTTCATCAGACCTCTTTGAGAATGTCTCAAGTGATTCTTCCATAGTAGACGCTATTTCACTGAAAGGTAATTTCAACTCTCGCATTGACCTTTCAAATGCTCTAATTATAGCAGAACCACCATAACTTGTATTTTCGTCACCGAATCTTAATGCTCCTTGTAGACGATTAACTGCACTTGGTGCGATTCCATACAATCTTTCTGCAGCCATCAAAGATTGAGATTCTCTTTCTGCAGTTACATCAAATTCAGTACCACCAGGAGCACGACCACCTGCAGCTCTTGTCAATTCAGTCCTTCTCTGAAGATAGGAACCAATATCCATACCAAGAGCATCTGCAGCATATCTTCCTTCTCTTTTCGCAGTGCCAAATGCATCTTTTGCTGAAACGCCGAATGTTTGAGCATAAGGGATTGTCTTATTTTCGGCTTCTGCAAATTTAGAAAATGTTTGTAATATTCTATCTGCAGCAATATTAGCAGGCATCTCGATACTTCGAGCTATAATATTACCAAAGATAGGTATCCAACGATACATATCAGCTTCATTAGCTGCTTGAACTCTTTTATAATTGGCTGCAGTTTCTACAGAACCCTGATATTCAGACCTTAAACCGAATTCTTCGTTTCTGAAATATCTCTCTGTAGCAATATTCTTTATTTGATTGAGGAAAGCAATAGTTCCAATACCACCAAGAAGACCAGATAATCCTTTTCCTAATCCACTAATAATATTTAATCCACCTGCACCACCCTCTGATGATGAAGGTAATATAGGAGGAATGTTCGTACCAGAACCACCTCCACCTACATTATCATTATTTTGATTATTGCGATTAACAACAGATTCTCTTAATTCATCTACATTATCTTCAATTCGAGACAATGAAGCTGTTAATGCTTCAAGATAACGATTTGTTCCAGAATTATCTTTCTTCTCTTTATTATCACCTTTTATAAGATTTCTAATAGCATCACCTAATTCTCTCGAAGTTTGATAAATAACACCAGAAACACCATCTATAGCTTTAATAATATTTTCATCGTCAAAATTGAATTGTTGTTGACCTTCGATAATTCTCGTTTCTCTTCGTTCAACAACTTCATCATCTCTTTCTCTTAATCGAGGACTTTCTGTAGGAGGTATCTGATATTCAGATTTTGTTTCTACTGGGTCTTTTTCTCTTAATACTGAAGTATTCTCTTGAATAGTTTCTGTATTACGTTCAATGTTTTTGACGTTTTCTGTTACATTTTCACTATTATTTTCAGTTCTTCGAGAATTATCAACATTTGTGACAGAATTATCAATATTCTCAACATGACGATTTATCTCAGTTAAAATCTCTTTCTGAGTTTCTTTGATTGTTTCTGTAGGTTTCCTTTCAATAGGGAGTTCTCGTGTTGGTTGTCTTAAATTCCAAGAAACGGAACCAGTTTCTTCATCTATAACTGGTTCCACGTCTTCTTGATATTCAACCTTCCTTTTCGGACGTCTTTTTTTTGGTTTTTCTGAAGGTTTAGTTATTTCTTCATCATCAGGTTGAATTTCTGTTTCTTTATTTACTTCCCATGTAATAGAATTCGCATTCTCATCATAAACTGGTTTTAACTCTCTTTGAGTTTGTTGTTGTGGAAGTGGAGTTGAAATAGGCTGTTGCACTTCAGGAGCTTGCATTGAAGCAGATTGTCTTCTCAAATCAATAAGAAGTTTCTCCAACTGATTCCTATCTTCCATTAGAGATAATTGTTCACGAAGTTGCTGCAGATGTTTCTCAGTATTCTGAGAATTCGTCGAAGCAGCTTGGTCAATTTCACGATATAATGAAACTGCCTCTTCTCTCAATTGTCTTAATGGAGTAACATCAGCGGTCACTCGTATTCTTTTATCTTCAGCCATATTATTCTTTATCTTCCATTTCTGCCATTAGAGCAGCTTCTCTACGAAATGCTTCAATATCATATTCTTCAATCATTCCAGAATCTTCTCTCTTCAACCATTCTCCTATATTAGGAGTATAAACGTCGTCGTTTTTATCCAATTCTTTCTTACGTATTTCTGAATATATCGAATCTTCTTCGAATTCCATCCTTTGAGCTACAAAGGAACATTTTCTATGTTCTTCAGACATAAAAGCTATTCCATGTTTCTTTCTCCACCATCTATCATAAGGAAATCGATTGTTCCATTGAATCATGAATGTTTTAAGCTCATCAATGGTCATATCATTCAACTTTTACTGATTCAAAATCTGATGAACTTCCTTCAAGAAAGGATAAACTTCAGTATCGTAAAACTTACGAATTTCAGCAAAATCTTTCAAACCCAATTGATTAAAAGAATCAACTTTCAAATCTTTAACAAGCTCAGGCATCAATACTGTCAACGTTGCTTCAATATCGATAATATCTAAAGCATTCTGAGCCGCTTTGGTAGAGTTACCAAGCAGTGTGTTGTAAAATCCTCTACCAAGACTTTGCTTCATAGTTTCAATACGATAATATTCACCTACATTAGGAAATTTGATTGTATACTCTTTCCCTCTCAAATTAACTGTTTTATCTTCCATAATCAATTGTTTTAATTCGTTATAAAGTTCTGACTTTCTTTTAAAGAATCAATCGAATCATTGCTCAAAATACCTATCAATAAAAAGAAGAGAGAATAGTTTTTAATTATCCTCTCTTCAATGTAAAAAATTATGGCAATAAAAATTGCCATAATTAATTGATTATCAGAGTTCTAACGTTGATATTGGATAAAGATACGTTCCACTGCAGTTGTAGCCCGAAATTCCTCCTTCAGCCAGACTAAACGCCTGATTGTTAACGAAACAAGGATTCAGCAAACAAATTGTCTGACCAGTAGGGTCAACTTGCGTTACCATTTTCGTATTAGAATCCTGAGTTTGAATTGTCTTACTATAAATAGCAATAGCAAATCCAAGTTCACCTAATACCAATGTATCTACAATAGCCTTCACTGAACCAAGACGGTGCATCATACCTTCCATTACCGGTTGCTTGAAATCGATAAAGAACTGGTCTACTGTCCATGTACAATCATAACCTACTGCAGGTATTTCTTGTTTCAAAAGATTACCGAGACCTTGAACATTCGCACGGCTGATATTCTCAGCGAATTGCAGGTTTCTTACAAAACCTGCAACCTTATTATCTATCTTTATATACGCTTTTGGCGCTGTAAAAACTGCCATATTCTTTCGTTTTTAATTATCCACGAATTAAATATCCAGTAAAGAACAACTTCGTAATTTCATTATTTACAACAATCTTGTAAGTAGTGAAATAAGCATCATCTTTACGAGTTGTCACAACATCCTGGAACGACAACAATAAATTGTCTTGCTCACTTGTAGCTGTTCTCGATTGTAAATAAGCTACTGTCCAATCTTTAACAGCACCTGCTGACAGAGTATTGGCATTCACACCGTTTTCTTGACCAAGAAGGTCGAGTGTTGCATTTACAATCAATTCTTTATTAATCTGCGCTACAACACGCATGAACTGAATAGAGTAAGATTGACCTTTTGCATTGAACAGATTGGCGTTATCTTGCAATGTATTTACACCCTGCAAAATATTGAACTTTCCAGTATAGTCGTTCAATACAACGCAAAGAATACCATACTTCAGAGCTTTCTTCTTTTCAGTTTCAGTCAATATATGTTTTACTCTATCAACACCAATTGTCTTGAATGTAGGAGGTACATAAGGCGGTTTTCCACTTACACGTCCCACTACTGCACAAGTCATATAAATAGCCGGCCACCAACGAATCTTTTGTGCATCAAATGCAGATACCATACCTACACCGCCATGTACCAATTGAATGTAACAACTATCGAATGCTTGAGCCAATGCAATTTCTTGTGCAAAATTAGCTGAATCATCGTAGCCTGCTACATATAAGAAGTGTTGGAACTTAGCATCTTGCGTCATATGAGTGATATATGCTTTTGTAGTTGCTGAATTTGCATTCGCTCCTACTTGGTCAAGAATCACTGCACTATAATCCAAACCTACAATCTGGTCAAGAACAGCATTTAAATCGTTCATATCAAACGATTCAGTACCACCAGTAGCAAGAATATAAGGTTTATCGTTCAATGCAGTAGTAATATCATTCTGCTCAATCTTACCAGTACCTTCAACCTGAGAAGTAGAGTCAAGAACAAATACCAAACCAAAATTAGAATCATTATTGGCCCAATCAATTAATTCTTGAATGTTATTAATTTCAGGAGATTCGAGTACTAATTCAGGGTCACAATTTTCTTGCGTAATGTCACCATAAGGCAAACCATCTGTATAAGTACCAGTATAAGTACCTCTCCAGAATTGCAGAATCCATTTAGTAGAATCTTCACGTCCTGCGATAAAACTCAGACCGTAACCTTTTGTCAGAAGAGTATCGTTCAGAAGAGTACCGTTTGCAACTAATCCTTCATCCAAAGTCTTAACTGCGAACGTACCTCCTGCTGCTGTTGTAAATGTAATTTTTGCTCCTGTAGTTGTTGCTGCACGAACAAATTCAAGTTCAGAAATACCTACTGCGTCAGGATTCGAAGAGTCTGGGGCGAATAACGCTTCTGCAGCTCTCCACCACATTCCACCTTTCATAAATCCACGAAAATCTGAAAGATTGTCAAATGTATAAATAGCATTCTGACCTTGTGTATTTTCACCATTAATACCAGCACCACCACCAAATCCAGCAGAATATGTACCAGTATCAACAACAAGAACCTTACCGTAATCTAAATTACGAGCAGGTCCAGTTTCTCCACTTATAATGGTGCTGTAAACACCAGGAAGAGAGATTTGACGATTATTGAAATAAAAAGTTGAACTCATAAAATTTATTAATTTTCATTAATTTTACGAACTGATATATGATTTAATTCCTTCGATTCTTTCTAAATAATTCTCAGGAATATAATTAACACCTAAATATAGATATTCTTTTTCTTTCTACAAACCAAATATTAAATTATCTCTGATTCTACACCTGGCAATCCATAATTTTGATAATTATCTCCATCAATCGCTGCTATTCCTGCATCTTCAAATAACAATTTATTTAAAAATTCAGTATTAACCAAAGATGAAATAATTTGTTCAACAGAAACTTCCAATCTTACAGACCTTACGAATATAGGTAGAGGAATCAAGTTTGTATCTGCCATAAGCTCTGTCATTGTTATATCGATAGTCGAATAATTAGCAGCTAACCAGTTATACGCTCCAGTCATTAATGCATAAAGTACTTCTGATAATAGAATGCTTTCTAACATATTATCTGACAGACACATAATTTCAAAACCACATTCTCTACTATCTCGAACTTGCCATGCTCCATCAGGAGTATAAATTTCACCATTCAATTTGCCTATTGAATTAGCAGGTCCTTTTGTTTTACCTGGTTCTCTTATGACGTAACAAGGTAATCCCGTCTTATCTTTAGGAAATTCAAGTCTTACTTCTATTTTCCTCGGATTAGCAGATGAACGAGTGAATAACGATTTTGCTTGTTGATAGAAATCAAAATTTCCATCCTTCATTCCATATAACAATCTATATAGAAAAGTGTTTTCTTCGTCATTTTTATGATTTTCTAAATCTTTGGGTATATATTCCAATAGATTTAGAATAAGCTGTTTTACACGGATTATTTCTATCATATCATTTATTATTTAATATCCTTTCTAACGTTTCATCAATAGCCATATCAGCAACTCTGTCTATCTGAGCAATTTCAAGTGCCCTATCCATTAGCCTTTTAGCAATGATACCACCATTGAACCAGCTATTAGGGTCAGATTTATCACTGACTCTTCTGAATGTCATATATTGACCTCTATTCTCATTTTCTGAGCTTGAAGCTTCAACTCGTACAAGACCCTCGTATTTAGCTGCTTTATGAATGTATTCTGGAACTTTTAATCCAGGAATGTTAATTTCTTTTCTTACACCAGGTATTTGTTGACTTTCAGGTAGTTGAGACCTTTTTAATGGCATTGGTGAATTTTTAGCAAGTTGATATACATCCTGAGGCATAATTGAACTGAATATTCCTGCTTCAGCAATCGCTTGCGGTGTCGCATGGCGGAACGGTACAGTCAAAAATGGTTTACCATCTTTCGTTCTCTTTGCTTTTAAAGAACCTAATAAAAATGGTTTTTCATCCCAAGGTCCATGTCCTTCTTCTATCATTAAAGCAAGTTTACTTTCTCTTGCAGATAATCCAAAGACAGCTTCTGTTGCAGAAGGTCTTTCAATGTACATCGCTTTAAGATATTCAGGTCTTGAACTTTTCAGTTCTTTATTGACTAAATCTTGCCACTTCATAGAATATTCTTGAACTACACTATCAATAATAGCTGTAGCCAGTAAGTTTGATTCATCCTGATTTAGGGTAAATTCTTGAACTACATCACTTAAGTCTATTCTAATCGGTAACGCTGCCATTATATATTGTCGTTAATTATTACGCCTGAACCATCGAAATTCGGTTTTTCTATTGCTATTAAATGACTTCTTCTTACTATTGCTTGAACTGGAAGTTGTATCTTTTGTAGAGAGCCTTTTATTTTACTTGTTTCCCAAGATGCTCTCACTTCATGTGGTAAGTCGAGTACGTGTCCCTCGATTTTATGCTTATAATAAACACTTACCACTCCATTCATAGGAGGTTCGAAATCCAATATCAAACAATAAGGATTTTCAGGATTTACATGAGCTTGATTTGTTTTACTCAATTTTTCAGTAGAGGAAATGAAAGTATGAAGAGATATCAAGTCAATCACTCGATATGTCGTAAAAACGAAAAACTCCCCGTTCATTTCTCTTATTTCCAAATTCTCACTGAAGTAAGAATATTCTGTCTCGAAAGTTATACGATTGAAATAACCTAAATTAGGTTTGTCTTTATCGATTACTGTCACTGCAAACGTTCCTAATAAAGCTTCAGTCCAATTCTTATATTGGTTATTCTGATTAATTCCAGTTATAAGAGCTTTTGTCTTTGTAGGATTGACATAGAAGTAACCAGTACCAAAACAATTCTGACAATCAGGTAAAGCTGCATCTCTTCCATGACAAGGACATCTTAATGCTGTCTCGAGTGTTACATCGTAACCTTTGGCAAAGATAGCTTTCTCAAACTCATCCTTATAGAATTCTGGTCTGAAATTACTTAAACCTGGATTAGGTGTCTGTAAGATATTCTTATTTTGTGCCATAATTATTATATTTTTCTTTATAAATCCATATAAAATTATAAGCATGCTTACAATGCTCGTTCAAACAATAAACTATTCTTGATGTATTTTTAAAAGTTTTCTTTAATTCAGAAAAAGTCCATTCTTTTAAAAAATTTCCATCTAAATCAAACTGTAAAATCCCTGTATGTTTTTCTTTTCTACGTTTAGTTAATTGTTGAACAAGTTGATAAACTTTTTCTTCAGAAAAATCCTTTTCAAATAACCATAAACTATTGTATGACTTTCTTAAAGTTCCCTTTAAACAATCATATATACCTGTACTATCTATATTTAAAATCCTACCAATTGTTTTATAACCACAATCCCATTTTTTAATCAAAGTTCCGTTTAAATCAAATTGCAATATAGAAGAAGAAATTTTACTTTGACTTATTTTTAATTTAGTTTTTTCTGAATGACATTTGCCTTTCATAGCAAATCCAAATTCCTCTTTATAATTTTTAAAATGCTCACTTAATTCTTCTCGTCTCTTTTGAGAGTGGTTATATGTCTTAATACCTCCGCTTTGTTGATTAATCAAATCAAATCCCCAACTTTTATATAATGAAATGTAATATCTTTCTAAAAAATCTCCTTCCTCTTTTCGACACTTTTCCAAAATAATCATATTTATTTGAATACCATCATTTTTTAAAGCTCGAATCCAATCTTTTTTCAATTTAGATTCAGAAGAACCTAAACATCTATGTTGAGATAATCTGACATAAGGATTCTTAGATTGTCCTATATATCTAACATCATTTTCATCTCTACCAATGAGTGCATATATATATGTATTTTCCATATTACAATACTCTAAATTTAACTTCATCGTAGACGAGCCTTAATCTACCCTTAATTTCATCTATTTGTTTTTGATATGATAAAATTCGTGCGCCATAACCCGAGTTGGTTGCCGAAGAAGTGGATGAAATACTTTGACTCAAACCATCTATACCTAATGATTGACTTGCGATACCTGCTCCTAAAATAAGGTCACCAGCTATATCAAGTATTGGAATACTTGCCAACATCCCGACTATATTCAATAAATCCATTGGCATATCATCTATATCCCATCCTGTAATGTACTGGATTCTCCAATAATCAGGGATATTCTCATATCTTTGAGTTCCAATCTGAGATGTGATTCCAGTCAAAATAATTTCGGCATTTCCTTGAGTTGTTGATGAACCAGTAGGTACTACACTAATTCTCCTTTTCCCTTGATTCATTGCTGTATCGTATTCACAGAACAACCATCCTTGTGGATATATAATTTGTTCCATTTTATTCAGCATACCAATCATAGATAAAGGAACTCGTACAGGATAATTTGTCTGAAGTATAGGGAATTGTTGCCAATAATCTGAACGATAATATGAAAGAGTTTGGTCAACTAACTGCTTCATAAAACGTAGATTAAACCAATTCTCTACATCTCTCTGTGCAGACTCTATATAGAATCTCATATTTTCATCTGAAAAGGATGTCCCTTCCCCTCCTTCGATTTTTATACCGAAAAGATATAGAGACCAAATTTCAGCGACAGAAAGAGCTAAACCAGTATTCTTTCTGTATTTTATTTTCAAAGTTAGTTGACCCATTGTAATAGTATGTTATGCTTTACTCAAAATCATTTCAATAATTTCATCTTTTCTTTTGCCTTTCAAGTCTTCTTCAGAATAATTACCACCTTCTTCCGACATTGCAAGAGCTTTCAAGTCGTCGACTTTTGTTGCTTTCAAATCCGCTAACAAATTATCGTCTTCAATTTCTTCTTTGATTGTTTCTTGAATTTCAGTCTTTACTGATTCAGTTTTTCCAGCTTTCAACTCTTCAACCAATTTCTTCCAAGATTCAATTTCACCATCTTTTTTAGAGAGTTCAATTTCCTGAGATTCAATAACATTTTTCAATCTACGAATCTCATTTTCGTACTCTTCATTATCTTTCTTGATTTCTGTGCGCAATTGCTCTTCCATTTTCGTCTTATATTCCGGTTCTTCACCTTCTTTATAAATGTTAGGAAACTGACCATCGACAATTTCTTGATACAATTCGTCAGATACAGTTGCTACACCATTACAAAATTTTACTATCCCATTCTTGAAACTTAGAGTGTGTTGGGAATAAACTCTACTTTTAATTGTTACCATAATTCACTAATTTAAAAATAAAAAGGAGAAGGAGTTCTTTTAATCTCCCTCCCCTTTTAAAAACAATTTATTACAATTAGATTACAAACCTTCGTCACCAATGTTAACGATACGTACAATCTTAGCAGGCTGATATAATACCGGAGTACCGTAGTTCAAGATACAGAATCGACGACTCGGAGCAGTAACTGCAAAGTCCATCTTAACAGTATCAGAGAACTGTAAGTATTCGTTAATCTGACTATCATTGTAATATACCAAGGCAGACTTGGTACCTGCAATGATACGGTTGCGGTCACATACACAATTTGCAGCAGCACCATCATAACCAGTTGCCATCTGAGAAACAGGTACTTCAAAAATCGGGAAGTATTCTGTCGTATCATTCAAAACAGCATCTTTCTTTGTACGATAAATAACAAATGAAGAAGCTGCATAAGCACCACCTACACCAGCAGTAACACCGAACTCAACTGACTGAGTTGCAGTAACAGCTTGAGCACCAGCAGATGTAATATCCAAAGGTGCAGATTCACCATAACGATTTTTTGCAGTTACCAAGTAACCATAAGCACCAGCATGACGACCAAAATTAGTCTTAGTATCAGCATCATTAACCTTAATTACTGTTCCAGCAGTCGGAGCAACCGGAGCTTTCGGACTTGATGCACCTTTACCTACTCTAATAGGCTTACGAACATCAAAGAAACGGTCATTCTTAATGTTAATTTTACCGAACTGAGTTGTAACGTCGTTTACAGACTGTCCCATTGTTGCTCCAGTTACAGAAGCTGCAAGACCTACAATAACTCGCTTGCTTTCATGGAACTGCTGTACATAATTGTTAAATACAATCGGGTTAGAAATAATACGGTCAATATAACCGTTATAAACATTCACTACAACATTAGATGCATCCTGAATCATCTTATCATTCAAAACCTGATTCTGAGCATCAATAACAGCCGGAGAATTGAAATAACCATCAAGTAGTTGTTCAGAAGTCTTACCTTCTGCTGTACCACCGTCCATTTCATTTACACCCAACATGTGCTGACGGAATACACCATCAAACTCGATATCAACACAAGAAGAGTCTGCACTTGTCAATGCTGTGTCAATCAATGTCTGTAGCAAAATGGTCTTATTCTCAACTTCCTGACGATACATGTTATCAATACTGTTATATTCAGCAATCATTGCAGGATGAGTTACTTGACCAGTAACACCCATGTATTTAGTCAAGATTGACTTACGTCTGTATTGAGAATCGGTTTCTTCAGGAGTTTCACCTTCAGTATTGAAGATACTGATATCTTCACCATACTTATACAACTGATTGTACTGATGAACATTCTGTTTAATCTTCTGTTTCGGCATTTCCATATAGTACACCAACTGATTCAATCTATTGGTCAAAATCTTCAAAACTGAATCCAAAGATTCAACTTTCAGACCACCACCATTATTAATCATGTTGTTGTATTGCATACCGGTCATAGAACCGGCTTCCATAGCTTTCAAGATATCGTTTGATGACAGTCCATCGAACAAATCGATATCTGTTCCGTTATTAGTGTATTGATACAAATCCATAACTTATTTTTATTTATAATTTAAATCCGAATTTACTTTACAAATTTAATACCATTCTTAGTATACATGTAACGAGCCAATTCTTCACCTACTGTTTCAGCATAAGGATTGGTCATATAATTCAATGCATCAGCTTCCAGAGATTTTCTAATTGAATCGTCACTTTCGTTAGTGAGAGCTTTTTCAATCATCTTAGCTACCATCGGACGTTGACTGATGATATTAAGTTCAATCTTTCCATTGTCATCCTTTTCAAAGTTCATAGACTTCTGAATAGCTGACATGTTGTCCAAACCTTCTGAACGAAACTTCGGTGCTTCTTGACCAAACTTATCCATCTTAGCACTCAAATTATCCAAACTTTCAGCCATACGCTCGATAATAGGAGTGAAAATTGAACCTACAGACTTCATAATCATTGATTCCATAGATTTCATCATTTCACCTTCTGCATTCTTATCTTCAGCAGTGTTCTTTTCATCTTCTTTCACCTTCTTTTCCTTATCAACTGCCTCTTTTTCGAGTTTATTGATATCTTCCTCTTCTTTTGTTTCAGACTCATGGTCACCACGAGCTGCTTTATCTTCAGATTTTTCAATCTTAATATCGCCATTAGCTATTGCTTTTTCGATATATTCCTCGCTAAAGTTTGCATCCAGCAATGACTTCACGATTTTGTTGTCTAAATATTCCTTTTTCATTTTGATTAAAATTTATGTTTACGTAAAAATAGAACCAAATTTTTATTTTACAAATTAAATTCGCTGACTTTTTAAGAAATCTTGAAGAACATTTATAGAAATATGACCCTCTTCATAACTTTTGAATAGATTTTTAAGAATCTCATCATTCTTCGCTTTAAGAGGTTCAATTCTAATTCGGAAATCTTTATCAATGGAAAGAATATGTCCATCCTTTTCCATTTCAAGTAAAATGTTAGTTGTTCGAAAATCTTTATCAGATTCAAATTCGTAATCTACATAATCCTTAGTTTGAACTCCCTTTACAATATCCGCAAAAGTATTTGCATTCACTGGAGTCATAGTCATCGCAAGATTCGTAATAAGAGCTTTTTTGATTTTCTTAGGATTTGACTTATCTCTTTCAAGAGCTTTACCTTCTATACTAAAACCAGGTTTACGATTGGTACCTGATTCTTTCATCTCAAGTGCTTTATCATAAAATGCTCTTGCTTCAGGAGATTTTTTCCAAAGTTGACATTTTACATAAAACTTATTATTTTCAACTTTTGCACTAATAGGTGCTCCAATCCAAAAACGAGATTTATTAATAGGTGAGCGAGAAGTTAAATGGTCTAAATTTATTAAACCATGTTTCAAAAATCGGTCAATTATAAAACCATTAGGTTCCATAGATTCACCTTCTGCATCTTCAGATGCATCGGAAGCCAACCCCTCGAATATCATTCTTTCGTATCTCCTATCATCACCAATTGGATAATCGAGAGGATTAAAAGAAGATTTCTCAAAGTCAGCTTCTGTAAAAAAGTTAAATCTTGAACCTATTTCAAACATTTTCGTTTCTGTTCCATAATCACCGAATTTAGAAATTTATCAATCAAATTGTCGATTTCTTTATATCTTCTCACTCTTTTCCAATCATTTTCAGAAACTTTCTTCTTCGTTCCCATAATTGCACCGAAAATCGCTGCATTTGTATCAGTATCTTCGCCATAATTAATAACTGAACAAAGGTCTTCAAAAAGTGTAGAATTCTTATTTTCTTGCGCTAAATAATTATCAATCACGAGATTATATGTATTTATCACATCACCTCTATTATCATAATCATTCACCTCAAGATTTTCCACTGGCAAATCTCCTAACAAATTTTTGAGTATGCAACAAAATTTACTACCGAATTCAAAACAATTCTTATTATTGTGTGTATAGCAACAAAACGCTTCAAATAGATTTTTCGTATATTCATCAGATTCATTCAAACAAGCTATTGCAATAGGAAGTGAATAAAACAATGCACCATTGCCCATTCTGTCTGTTCTTGAACATCCCTTTCGTTGTATTGATTCTGCTGTTTGATTTCCAATATCAAACAATCTACTTCCTGCATTGAATTTCTTGTTTTTATACCATAAATCTAAGTTCTTTTCGAATTTATCAATCTTCTTGATATTTTCTCCAGGTGTACAAAAAGCATCTAATAAACACAATAAAACAGATGTATCGTCAGACCACGTTCCCTCTATCTGTCCATGAATTCCTCCTGAAGCGAATCCACAACAGAGAAATGTTCCTTCACTTCTAAATTCAAAAGGAACACCAAGTACATCTCCAAGGATATAGGCTCTGATACTATTTCTTATCTTCTCTTTCATTGTTCTCGAATTTCTTTGCATTTTTAATTGCATTGTCAACCATTTCATCAGTTGCTTTTTTTCTCTCTTCTTCAGTAGGAGTATGAATAATACTCATTGTACTGCAGTCATTCCATCTTGACACTTTCTTTGTTTCCATTAGCTTTTTTTTCTTTTTAGTATCTAAAGATACACCTTTTATTAATGTGGTCCAACAATTCTAATAAAAAAGTTACACCATTTCGATAACAATTGAATTAAGTCCTTTAGCAAGAACTTTGAATTTACTGAATCTCTGTGTTAAGTATTCATATTCATCAATTGTATTATTGATATTCGTAACTTTATCTCCTTTCTTAGCCAATAGAGTTATCTGAAAATCACTCCCAAACTCATTCAATTGTTTTAATGAAAACGAACTAAAACTCTTATCTTCTATAACAGAACCAACTTCAGCGTTTAATAATTCGTTTAGGCTATTTATTTCTCTTAATTCTAATCTTCTGTATAGAACTAAATTTTCTTTACAAGGATTTTTATCTATTGCTTCAGCAATTGATTGAGCCATTAAAGCAACTCCTGCTCCACCACCTTTACCGTAATTATAATCTCGAATAGCTTCATAATCAATATTCATATATCTTTTTAGAGCTTTAGATTGAGTATCAGTAACTTTTAACTTTTTACCTTGTTTTTCATAATAATCTATCATTTCATCTTCATCTTCAAAAGTATGACCTGTAAAATGTTTATACTTCACACCATTCCATTCTGAATACAAAACACCATTAGCTATTGGAAGATAACCTGAATCAATAAGTACTTTGTTTACTTCAGCTCTTTGCGTTGATTCTAAATAAGGATATTTACTAAGGATTTCTTCAAAATCTTCATCTTCAATATAATTTTTAAACCTTTTCTCAATATTTTCATCGATAGTAACTGAATCAAGTACTTTCCCAAATCTTTCTTTTTGTTCTTTATCTAAAGTATCGTTTTGAGAATTCCTTTTCTTCAAGAATTCTTTGAATTCTTTCTCAGTTTCAAACTTCACATCGTTCTTTTCTTCTTTAGTATCTAATTTTTTAGATTATCTTTCAAAGCGAAAATACCTTGATGTTTTGGCCAAGATATAGATTTATTATTACTCAAATCTTCTAATATATATTCTTTGTCTCGAGAAAATCTATAATCTACACCATTTTCAGTAAATTCAACAGCCTTACCTTCATCTAACTGCTGTAGAATCTTGCCATACATTATTATACCAGCTTGTGACTTTATACCCATTTTGACTACCGGTTTCTTAGCTTTTTCTTCAACTTTAGACTGTTTTGATTCCTTAGATTCTATTGCAGGTTCTGATTTAGATTCTTCCTTTTTAAGAGTCTTTTCAAATTCCTCCTTCACCCGTTTCTTGAATTCGTTAAGAGGTTCATTCGGCTTAGATTCCATATAGAAGGAACCTTTCTTGGCTTTATATTTATCCTCTCCCTTCATATTGAGAACAATTGTCTGACCATCAACCTTAACATAGGTTTGAGTGATTTTCTTGAAACCATTCATTTCATTAAGTTTCTTATCGATACTATCAGAAATATCTTGCTTCAATTTATCCAACTTAGAATCAAGTGTCTTCTCATCTATAGGTTTAGTTTCTTTCGCTTCTTTATTCTTAGCTATCTTTTCTTTGATTTTATTAATTACAGACAAATCTAAATCAAGTTCACCTTTTTCTTGAGCATCAAGAATACGTTGAAGAGCTGATGTAATACCAAGCTCATTTGCAGATTTATCATCTGACACTTTACCTTTACGATTCTCAATTTCCTTTTGAGCTGCCTGCTTGACTTCAAGAGAAGCATCTTTATCATTGATTGCAGCTTGTAACTGTTCATCACTTGCTTTAGATGCGTGTTGAGAGTAATCAACTTTTGCAGTTTTAGCTTCAGGTTGTTCTTCTTCTTTTTTTGAAGATTTTCCTTTTCCTTTAGGTTTCCAACCATTAGCAGTTTTTATATAAACTTTACTTCCCCACGTCTTTTCTGTACCAATAGGGGATGATTTCTTAGCTTTCTCTATAATTTCGTCCATAAATTGTTGTTCAATATTTAGATTTGTTGTATCTTTAGGAATTAAAAGAGCGTTGGAGCTTATTAAGGGATTGAGCCTTGCCGAGTCCATATCATTAGAACTATTAGGTCCATCGAGTATAGTCAAGCTCTTTTTAATTTTATCTTCAATCTTAATATCTTTATTGTAAGATGTTAATACCCAAAGTTTTTCTCTAAAATTATCATCTTCATCATAAACTACAGACTTTGTAAGTGTCACTTTCCATTCTCCTTTATAGATATTTACTTTCATCCCGTTTTCATAGAATTTCCCTATTTGCCCATTTTTCAATATATCTGAAATCCTATCTGCTATATCTTCATAAGATTTAAAATCATTTTGTTCTATAAAATGACGTTTTCTTATATGACGAAGACCTTTTCTTTCATCTCCCCAAATTATATCTATCTTACCAAGTCCTTCTCTTTCTATAGCTCCAATCACTTGACCGTTTCTTTCTTTCAAAAGAAAATCAATAGCTTCTTAGGTTTACCTGCATATTTAAAATAATTCCGACCAAAAACTTTTAATTCGTCTTTAGCATATCGCTCTTTACTTACCTTTTGTCCTTTTACTACTCGCCAACTTCCATCGGCTTGTTTCTGATATTTTACATTCTTCCATATCCTAATTTCACCAACTACGGCTTTTGCTTTCATTAATTCATTAAAATCTTCTTGATTCTTTATTGTTTGCATCATCAATTGTTTTTATTAAATAGTCTTGAATTATTGTCCTCAGCAAAGTCTACCCCGCAGTCCAATAATATTCAAGACTATTTCAACGAATTCTTAATGTAACTGCAAACGATACTTCGTCTGTTTGAGTGTTGCCATAAAATCTTCAACCCAAGACTTTTCACCTGCATAATTTTGCTTGTCTTCGAGTTTAGAATAGAATTCTTTTGTCCTTTCGATAATTAGATTGATAAGTGCTATCGGGTCATTGACTTCGATTTCTTCGCCATTGATTTCACCTTCTTTGAATCGTCCAAATTCTGACTGACCTGCTTCCATTATCTTATCTTCATAATCTGAAAGCTCCTCTATCAAGTCATCGAGATATTGATGTTTAGCATTATCTTCTTCATTCCAATGGATATTCTTTGAACGAGTCTTCACGCCTTCAATAAAATTAGCAAAATCAGCAAACACTTTATACATTTCATCTTTCGCTTTTAGAATCTCAGAGCCATCATCTAAAGAAATGTTACTATTCATCTCTTTACGAATATCATCTATACCCCAAGATTTCTCTATTTCTTCATCAGAAACAAGAATCTTGTTTATATCGAGTTTTCCTTCGTTTTTCATCTCATTCAGTAAAGATTTGAACATATCAGCTTGGTCGAGGTCATTGAAGTCAATTAACATTCTAAAACCTGTTGGTTCTTCAGTTTCAATCTCAATAGATTTTTCTATACCATCACCTTCAGGTTCTTTTGTCTCCTTATCTAAATCTTCTTTACATAAAGCATTGACACTATCGCAATCCATAGTCTTTTCAACATTCTCTTTTTCTTTCCAATCATCAGGAAGTTCATTTTCAAGACCAAGTTCCTTTGCACGTTTCTTAATCCACGCTTTCACTTTTGATTCTGGCATATTAGAAGCTCCTACCAATTTGATAGCATCTTTCAAGTCCTGACTATTCCTTATAGGATATTTTCCATTCGGCATTGCTTCACCTTTCTTTGCAAGGTCTTTTCTTTCTGTATGTGAAAAATAAGTTTTATTATTTGCTTTTTTGATATCCTCTGGACATGATTTACAAACATCACCGAAAACTTTTTCTGAAATATCGCCGTTCAAAAATGCCTTCATAATCTTCAAAACTTTATTTTCAGATACTTCGAGTCCTAAAATTCGTTTGATATTATCTTTCATATCAAAAATGAAATCATAATCATCTAACTCTGTAGATGGATTAATCCAAGCAGAACCAATTTCTTCTTCACTATCAAGCAACAATGAAGCTGGAGCTTCACTATCAATATGACCTATAAAATAATGAATTTCAAAATCTTTACCTGTCGCGATTCCAACTGGATAAAGCAAATCTTCAGGAACATCTAATCCAGTCTCTTCAAGTAATTCTCTATGAGCTGCTTCACGCCATTCTTCTCCTGCATCTACATGACCTCCAGGAATGCACCATTCAGTAGTACTTTCACCCATATCACCAACTCTCTGTAGGATAAGAAGTTTGTCACCCCTAAATAAAAGCACATCTGCATATTTCACTTTACCAATCTTCGCTTTGATAATGTCATTATAAATAGACTTTGAAATTGTACCAGATTTATATAATCCTTTAGCTTCAAAGAGGTCTTTTGTATCTACAATTGCTTCGGCAATTTCAGTATCATCTTCCAATGATTTTATAGACTTTTCTATAGAAACCTTTTCTTTCTGGACACTTGCAACGTGTTTAGTATGTTCCTTCAAAAAAGAATCGTATCTTTTCAAAGCATCTTCTTTCTCTTCTGCATCTAAAGTAGAGATACTTTTAACGATACTATTCTGCTGTGCAAACTCATCTGCAAGATTATCTATCTCTTTATTGATATCTTGAGATTTTTGAAGAAGTTTTCTGTACTGGTTGATTTTTTCTTCTTTTGAGCGAAAACCAAATAATTTCTTTATATTCATAGCTTTATAATTTTTGTCCTAAATATACGAATTCTATTTATGAAATATCACTCTTGATACGAATATCTTCAACGTAATAAAAATCATGTTCACCTATATAGATATTATAAAAGAATCTGTTTACAGTTTCTAATTTTTCAATACGGTCGACTATATAACTATTCTTTCTACCCTCGAGTATCATTCCTGGTTTTAATTTAGAAGCTTTTGTAAATGAACAAGTCTTTTTATTTGAATCTATAACATAAAGTAACTGCTCTCCTGATATTCTATCTAAAACTACTTCTTCATCAGCATGACAATATACATTATAAACAGATTCATTAAAACGTGCAGCTCTTTTATAAAGACCTTCTAATTTTGTAAATCCATTTTTATTCATAATTAATTCACCAATCTTTAAATCTTTGATGAATTTAGGTCCTTCGAATGTTCTTACTTCGACAAAACTTGAATTAAAACCACCTTTCATATTATTCATGTATTATTGTTTTCAATATCCCACTAAAATCTTGGATAACGTATTCTATAGGTGCTATCAAATTATAAAGAGTTCCTTTGTATGTAGTTTCTTTAATATCTTTAACAATAAGTTTTCTTACACCAAAATGACTTTTAGATGTATCTTCAAAACTTTTTGCATATTCTTCAATCGATAATTTTCGTTCCTCACTATCTGACCTTAAAGATGAACCTGATATTCTATTCAAACACTCACCTTCAGTCATCTCACTTAAAAGTTTTTCATCTAAAATAGGTAAACAACATTCTTGAGAATATTTGCCAATAAATAATTTCTGACTTTCGCAAATCGAAATTTCTTCACCATTCTCAAGTGTCAATATAAACATCTTACCGTCGTAACCTCCTACATTTATTTTTGCTGGCATATATCTGAAACTGAATGTAGGGATATGAAGCATCTTGACGAAATCAATCCCATCCTTATTAAGGTCACTGATTTTGATGAATTCGTCTTCAAATCTTTCTTCTTTAGGTCTATCGTCTTCAAACGTTTCAACTCTCTTTCTCAAGACTTGTACTAATGTATCTTCTGTATATCCTATCATACTACAAACTCTTTATTACCGACTGTTATCTTAACTTTACTTCTTCTCTCAACTTTTCTATCAAAATATTTGACTGGTTCAAATGATTGCGTTTCGTCATTCCAAACGTATGATTTCGGGATATAACGCATATTACAACGACAATACGGGTGAATTGGTCCAAGAGTTGGTTTCCAATCTTTTGACTTTAAACCTATATTGTCACCATTCGCTATTAGGTCAATCAACTTGAATATTCTTGGCTTCGTACCTACACCTCCAGTTGTATAGAGTTGTTGACAATATTTGCATGCACCAGGATAGACTTGTTTATATACCAATGCTTCTGCACCATGTTCATTCATTATCTGTTGTGCTACACCTATTTGATAGACGTATTGCATTTCAGTCTCGACTATTCTGCCCCAATCTCTATTCCAATCGTCCAACGAATGTCCTATACTACTGATAATAGATTGGATTGATTTCTTTTTCAAAGTTCCTTCAATTATTTCCTTCTTAATGGTGGTTAATTCAAGTTGTCTTTGAGTTTCTGCTATTAGCTTAACCTCTTCTTCAGATATAGAATTTGAGAGAATATCTCGCATTCTTTTTCCCATTGTCTTTATATAAGAATAAGTTCGGGTCGCTGCAGCATCATACATTGCCATTTCTGAAGTTGTCAATACTTTATACTGCTTCTTATCTATATAAGACAAAAGGTCATTGTAATCTAATGTCTTTAATTGACTTGGAGTCAATTGACCTGAAAGCCTACCGAAAAGGTATGATTGATAATATGGAGGTAATTTCTTCAATTCATCCTTCCATTTATAACCATACCTTTTTAATAACTCCTTGTCTTCAGAAGATAATTTACTCTCACCAAGAACATCTGCAACAATTCTTGCAAGTCGATAATCTATAATATCGAATAACCTCTGTATTTCATCAGGAGTGAAAATCATTGTTTTGCAATTTTAGTCATTTCCTTAGTTAAATCTATCATCATATTATTGACCTGAGTTGAAAACATAACTTGTGCCAATCCTTCATATCCACATTGGACTTTCGGATAACGAATAGGGTCCTTTGTATGATATATAACATTCGACTTTTTAGCCATCTGTTTGATATCAACTCCATCAACTTTTTTAATCGGCGGCATTACTTGTATAAATTAGTTTTATAATAATTTATCGCTTCTGCAAGTATAGGATTATTGTCAAATGATTTATACTTATCAAACGGGTTTTCACTGAATGATTCTTCGTCATTTGGAACTCCTGCTTCTTCTGATTCTCCAGGAACAGACGCTCCATACATCTGCTGCTGTTGTTCAGCTTGCTTTGCAGTCTGATAAACTTGATTGATAATGATATCGTTTTCTGGGTCAAGTGGTCTTCCTGAATACTTCTGGAATATATCTTGCATTGCAACCATACCTTTTTCAAGCTTCTCAGCATCAAGTTTTACTTGAGCTTCTTCATCTTCAACCTCAATACCAGTAAATGAAAATTCGAAATCTTCATCAAGCTCACTTACGATATATTTCGTAATCACATTCTCCAGGAATATAAGAATAGGTTTCAAACCTTTCTCTCTACTATGTTGCAATCTGGCTTTTTGACCATCTTGTCCAAAGATTTGAGCTTGGTCTTTGAATTGGAATCCTAATTCCGTAGGGTCTATTCTATAGACAGAACAACTCATTATAACCAAGAATTTCAACCAATCATTGAATTCCATATCACGGTTTCCTTTCTGGAGGTCAATCCATTCCAAATCGATACCATTGATAACTGGTACTCTGTGAGAATTATGAGAAATCATTCCATTTACAACAAATTGATGTTCATTATCATAAACTTCAACGTCATACATTTGAACTTTTTCTTCACTTTCCTTTAATTCTATAACTTCTTCAAAAGAATAATCTTTTATATCATCGCCTAAAGGATAATTATATTTATTAATAAATGTAATTAATCGTTCTTTAGACATAGAATCTTTTCCTGAATAAGCATTAGCGAATACACTACTATCATTTTTATCAATATACTTTATTTTATTTTCTTTAATCCATTTCTGTAAACTTTTTAATGTATTAATAACCATACTTTGATGAATAGTCTTTTTTCTTTTTCTATCCAATTCTCCTGCTATAGGTTGTTTATGTTGCTGCAAAAATCCTATTCTTTCAAAGAATAACTTATTATCTTTAATAAGAATCATTTGTGGTTTTACTTTATGAGTAAAATGGTCTTTATAATTATTCTGCTCATGAACTCCACAACAAATTCCTTCTGTAAGTAATAATTGTTTAGTCGCTTCTCTTAAAGAATCTGAAGTAATAAACATTTGAATATATCGTTTATTTACAACAGAACCGTCTGCAGAAAAAAATCCCCTCAAAAATGCTCTTCTATAATCAGTCCTGACTGAATATAAAAAAGTAGGAATAACTTTACCATTTTTAGAAGATTCGAATCCTAAATCAAAAATCCATTCAATAAAATCACTATCGATAATACAAGTTTCTAATCTACTTTTTGCTACAGAATTAAAACCAAATTTCTCTATAATATCTTCCTGTTGTTTCTTAGAATAAAAAATTTCTTTAGGTTTATTATTTATTCCGTATTTGTTTAGAATTTGAGAATGTCTTTCTTGAATATCTCTTTCTTTTATAGAATGATAAAAAGTAGACATTCTTTTCTTTCTTGGTAAATTTTCTCCAAACCAACCATCTCCTGTTGCCCAACCTAAAAATTCGAATAAGTCAGCATCAACTTCTTTGCCTTTATAAATAAATTTCTGTTTATTTACATCGATAATCTTATTATTAACTAATACAAAATCTCCAAGTTTAATATCCTTTCTTTCTTTCCATTTTATAATACCATCGTCAGATATTACTTTAAACTTATGATTAGGGGAACAATTAATGTCCATTCCATTATTAAGTTTCATCTTAGTAAGCTGTTTCTTCTCACTTGTTTTATAAACACAAGCTCGTTGAAATTCTTTTCCTGTCCAAATTTCTATTTCTTTTTCATCCTTTCCTTTTAAAACATCTTTAATTGAAAAACCTCCATCTTTAGTTATAATAAAACTCTCTTCAGATAAACAGTTTTCAACTCCCCTCATCGTCTGCATCCATGCCTGACGAAATTCATTCAATGTTGATTGTGAAATATTCGCATTCTTTACATTGATGAATCCTTTTGGTTGAGAACCTTGTTTGAAGAATAATCCGTTATAACTCATTCCCCATAATATCCATGTGATAATCTCTACAAGAGTCTCAAGTTCACTTGTACCATATCCGTTCTTACGGATATTAGAAGTCTTGTTCCTTATACCGAATCCAAGTTCCCATGGATAATACAATATCGGCTCTTTTGTCATAGGATTACGAATAATCATATCATCCCATACCATACAATATCTCGGCAAGTAACCTTTGAACCTATATCCTTCAAAAGCTTCTCTCTGTCTTGGGTCAATAGTATCAAGGAACCGAATGAGTGATGCATCAATTGCTCTGAACTTCTTCAACTCCCAATCACGACTCCTGACAACTTCAAATGCCAGTTGGTCCAATGTAAGACTATCGAACGTTATCTTACGGACGAATTCTTGGAAACTATCTATATTATCCCACTTCTCATTCCATCCTCCATTCTCAAGGAATTTCACAATGTTCTCTATCTTTCTTTTATCTTCGTTAGAAAGTTCATCTTCTTTCTCTTCTTTGAATAGACTTTTCTTTCTTCGGATAGTATATCCTTCTTTTTGTTCATCTTCAGAAAAATGCAGAAAATTTTGGACTTGCTCAATACGTGTATTAACTATTGCACGAATGATATAAATATCTCCCATTCTTCGAAGAGTAGAAAATGATAGAACTCCCTTTGAATCTTTGAATCCTTTACCATTCCCCGCTAAATCATTAGGGTCAAAGAAAACAGATTGTATATGTGGACTCGTCTTATTGATTTCACCTAAATACAAATTAGCTTTCAATAACTCTTCTGTATCATTAGAACTCAAAGCTGATTGAAGTTTACTTTGAAATGCCATAGGGGCTGCTTTCTGTATCGAATCAAGTTCTTCTAAAGAAAGTCCAGCCAGACTCGATAAAAAGTCTGGCTTTGACTTAATTTGAGAATTTCGTTTATTTCTTTTTCCCATTGTCAGATAATTTTAAGCTCCAGCTAATTGTGTTAAAGTAACAGTCGCTGTCTTATTTCCTTCTGTTGTAGTAACCACTGCTGTTCCAGTTCTCTGTGCTCCAGTATTTGCTGCTGCCACTACTGAATATTCCGAAGAACCTTTTGTAAATCCTTCACCCTGGACTGTCGTAGTATAAGTTACCGCAGAAGGAATGCCGCTATTACTTCCATTAACCTTCTTCTGTTTGGTAGCCGTTACTCCGAATATTTTAGTCTCTCCTGCTGCCGCAAAAGAAAGTGTGGTTGGGTCTACAGTGCATGTATACTCATAAGTCACATCGGCTGCGGCTTGCGTGATATTCACCGTTACGAACTTTCCATTCTCCTTTGTTTGTGAGATAGTCGCCGTGGCAGTTCTCTGTGTTTCTGCTGTATTCTCTTCCGCTATTATTTCATAAATAGTGGTACCGTTAAGCAAGTAGCTAAACCCCGTTCCTGCCAGTTCTATATTAGTAGGTAGTTCTTCATATTCACCAGATGGATTACCGTTCACAAGCTTGTTCCTACGCGAAACAACATCTATGTCCTTTGTACCTCCCATTGCGGTAAATTCCAATGATTGTGGCGATACCGTCAAGACTTCTTCATATGTTATGACAGACCCAGCTTGTACAAGTTGTATTTCAAGTGTCTTTCCACTTTCTGCTTGTGTAACTGTCACTACTCCATTCCTTTCCTGGTCTGTAGGGTTGACAGTCGCCACTACCTGTCCATCTGTATTTACTGTAAATCCGGCACTTGATGTTGCGAATGTAACCGGAACACCTTCTTCTGCACCTTCCGGTTTTCCATTCTTCATCATCTGCTTAGTAGAAGTAACCACGCACATATCCTGCCCGCCTGTCCCCGCAAAGTTCAATACAGGTTCGTCAGTCGTCAACTTATATACATACTCCTCCTTTATGTCTGTCAAGACAACCGCTTCTTCTCCAAAACCTTCCGGATAAGCTATAAGTTTGATAAAAGCGTCGTAACACCATTCCTTGAATTGCCCAATATTATAAGTGTGACCGGGTTCAATCGTGATACCGATAGACTTATAATATTCAATTGCTCCAACAACGTTTTCAGTTACAAAAACATTCAACTGACTGTCTAAACCATCAGTTATGACAGTCAGTTGTTTGGAATTATCTTCTGTTGTAAACAATAATCGTAACATAATCCTTATGCGTTTTCTGCCGTCAATTCCTTACGCCATGTATTATCGTTAGCCATTATAACTACATTCAAATCTTCTTTTGCATCTAAACCAAGGTCTTCAAGTGTGAATTCCATCGGCTTGCCTGACATTATCTTTGCAGTAAGTGTTTTTCTATCACCACGAATCACACCAAATCTTCCGGCACTCTCGTTAAGATTTACATCATTAGGGAAGTAAATATCTACATCTTTAGGGGCAGGAATAGTCGTTTTGATTGTAATTACACACGCATTTTCATCATTCCATTCTGCTGTCACTGCAACAACCTCATTTAATCCCTGAGGATTTAATTCGAGAGTAAGTGCTTTATTTTCAGCAAAGGCAACAAGCTCTTCATGCATTACAGATTCACCTACTTTCCAAGGAAATCCAAGTTTTAATAGAGCATCGCTTCCACTTACTTCATCTTCTGTTACACTTACATCACCAGGAGCAACAATTCCTCTGATTTCTGTGATAAATACTCTTTTTTGGTCACAACTACCATCAGTTACAACTACTGTATCAATTTTCTTATCTGTATCGATAAATCTATATAGTCTCATAATCTTTTCTATTTTTAATTATTAATTACTTACATTCAAAAACTATTTCTTGTGTTACAGCACCATTTTTATCAAGTACATAAACCTGATAAATACCAGTCAAATCTGCTTTCTGTACACCCAAATCCTTCTGACACTCGAAACCCAGATATTCGTTCTTCTCCTTCATTGTCAGAATCTTCTTGTCAACAGATACGGTGCCGATAGTTTCTGGAATGTTGGTGAACTCGCAGAACTTGTTATTATGCTTAATACAAATCTGAGTACCTTCCGATACCTTTGCTTTGAAGTTCATCCATAACCAAGGAAGACCGCCTGCATATTCAGCCTGCCACGGATATTCCGTCAGATAGGATTCGGGAAGAATACTGTTATAGTCCTCCTCACTGTTGATAATACCGCTGTTAGGGTCCATTTGAATAGGATTTTTCAATTGTGCTCCTGCTTCAACTTCATTCAATGCTGTCTCAATGGCATTAAAATTATCATCTAAACCTGAAGCTACTTGTGCACCGGTCTGACCGTCTGTTATTTGATAAAAATCTATCTTATTCATAATTTCCAAATTAAATCTTTTATCCAAACGAATTCATTATTCCAAATATCGTTATCTGAGAATAAAGTCTTATTCATTCTCCATATACCGTCACTCAACCAAACATTCGAATTATTCCAAATACCATTGTCCATAAGCCATACAGGAGGAATATTGAATATACCACCAGAAATCCAATATCCGCGCATATTCCACTTATCATTCTTCAAAACCCAAGGTTTTACGGTAATAGGTGGCATTGAATTAGAAATTCCGCTTCCACTACCTCCTCGAAATGTTCCTGGGTTTTCTTCAGTTCCTATTCGAGTATAAACTCCAGGTAAATAATCACTTGCCATCTTTCTTATTTTTAGGAGAACCGTTTTCATCGAAATCAGCCAAGTACTTCTTGATTCGACTTGGAACTAAATTTGGATATAATTTAGAAGCATTTTCTACAATTGAAATTGATTCGCGTATAATCAACGCATTATATACAACCGATTTAAACCAAGTATATGATTCTATACTTCCTCCTTCAACCGTAAAGTTACCTAATACATGCGAAACAATCAACAGAGCGCTATAAATAATTAGCTTCATTGCAATCATTCCGAACCCTTTACTTGAAAAATCTTTATTCTTCAGATGAAAGACCCAACTTACTAATGTATCAACTACAACTAATATCATTAGATATTTTAAGAATTCCCAATCACGGAACATATATTGCTCAATAAATGATGCTGTATTCGAAAACGATATAGGAATACTTAAAAGTACCGGAAAATAGAAGCTATAGATGTAATTCTTGAATTTACTTATATGTTTCATTTTAAACCTTTAGATTCTTTAGTTTCGGATTCTATAGCTGCACTTAACTTTCCTAAAAATCTATTTATCTCCTTTTCATCCTTATAAGTATTTTTAGAGGCTAACATAGCAGTTTGAAATTGAACACTATCTTTACCGTGATTTTTATATGCAGTAACTAAATTCTCAATAAATTTCTTTTCTTGAGCTTCTTTATCTGTTGCCAAACCTTTTTTACCAGTACCTTTCAGTCTCCAACCTTTCTCAGTCTTGACATACATCTTACCACCATACATCTTTTCTGTTCCAAGCGGAAGAGCTTTTGCTTTCTCAATTGCAACATCATCTGCACAATTGATACCTACAATCCCTTTCAAGATATTCAAAGGAGTCTCTTTGTAGCAAAAACACATTCTATCATCTATAGACTTGAAGATACCATCAGGAATTTCAACCGGTTCTCTCTGCGCTTCTCTGTAGAACATCAAACTCTTCATTAAATCATTGCTACGTACAAACACAGGCTTCAAAGACATATAATCAGCAGTACAACAAGCTATCTCAAATTCATCAATTTCTTTATTCTTTGATTTTTCGATAACATCCTTTGAAAATGCATCTACTTGCGCCTTAGTGAATACTTCAAGATTGTTTTTCTCAACAAATCTATCGAATTCATCTTGCGTAAATTCTTTAGGATTATTCATATTGTAATTTGTATTAATTTAAACGGAATATTGTTTTAATGCGTAAAAATAACAATTTTAATTGACCTCTACAACTTATCCCGTCAAATTAATCAATTGTCAAATATAAACATATGAATGGTGTAATTCAATCATTCTCGATATCACTTTATCACATTTCTTCTCAAACTTCTCAATCATTTCACGTAACATACTTCTTTTAGGAATATCTATCGTATAACTCTTTGAACAATAATCAACGCGCGTCAATACTTCTGTTTCTGTAGGTTTTCTCCAGGCTTTGCTGCCAAAAAATACTCTGAATTGTCTCAATACTTTTCTCACTTCATCAACTGTAAGTCCAATGTTCTTAGCTATAGTCCTTGACCTTAGGTATAATTGTGCAATAGGATTAATTGAATCGTAACATAACTTCGTCCTTGATAAAATCTTTTCAATCTTAGTTTCAGCTTCTTCTTTAGTTATTTTGTTCTCAATAGATTGTTTCTTTATCTCTCTTATTTCTCTATAATCTCTTGTAAATGAATTATTTTCAACTCCAGCTTCTAAACAATTTCTAAATCTATTCAAATAATCAAACACCAATTGGCAATTAGCAGTCCAAGTATATTTCTTATTGTCTTTAATAAAATCTTTCTTCATGTAATTAGGGATAATCGTACAGTATTGCAGTAAATCCTCTGGGATTATTTCTACATGCACTTCACCAGTCTCTTTATTGAAGGTATAGACATCATCCAGCTTCAAACTCAATAGATTTCTTGAAACGCCAACTATGCCAAGATTGGTTTCATTCACAATCCATTTCTTAAGTTTACCTTCACTTGTAAATAAGGTTTTACTGATATTTCCAGTTCTTTCACTGAGCTGTTTTGCAGCGGATGTTCTACCTTCAGCTTTGAGTAAAGCGTATATGATATTGTAACGATTGGTTTTTCTGAGTTTAATATATAAGCTATTTTTATTCATATTCTTTCGTTTTAAGCGTTGTAAAAGTAGAAAGAATATTTCTAATATCAAACATATGCAAAAAAAATAAGAGTACCTGAGTACTCTTATAATTCCTTAAAACAAAAGTGCTAAATGTGATATAGTCTACGCTTAGACTATTTATAATATGCAACACTCAAACAGACAAACTCTTCACAGAGGCTTCTGTTAATGCTGTAAAGATACCACTACTTATCTCCTCTAACAATGAACAGGTTCTTCTGAATTATTTCTATACTGATTCTTAGGGGGTTACGACCTTATCCTCTTTATAATCACATAACCTGCCGGTTATAATTATCTTTCTCTATTTCTATATATAGAAGAAGATGCTTATAACCTCTGGTTATATGATTATACGATTTGAATTGTTGTATCTACTTGATTCTCAGCACTGGTAAAATATAAGAAATTCTCAATGCACGACCAAAGAAAAAGTTTGTATCTTTAGACAGTTTGTTTAATCTAAATATATTTGTGTATGAAAATTATTTACAATTCAAAATTGGCACGATTGTTATTGTCTAACTTCAAAGCAATCCTTATCATGCTCTGGCTCTTGTGTAAGAAAGGTCCTGAATATTATTCAGAAAAGTTCATCAAGCACGAAGAAACTCACTCCTTCCAATGGAAGTGTTGTATGTTCTTAGGAGTGTTCATCTGGCTTGCATTCTCATTAGTATTTGATACACTCTGGTTATTGCTACTTATTCCATTCACATTCTACATCTGGTACTGTATTGAATATGTGATAAGATTCATCATTGGAGTAGTGAAAACACCTCCTATTATGAAATTCGGATTCAAGAAATGGCTCAAAGGGTTCCAGGAAATTGGTCATGAATCTTATCATAAGATTGTGTTCGAACAAGAAGCTAATGCTGTAGAGGATGGGATAGTAAATTATGAGTTCCTTTCTTTCTTCAAGTATTATTAAAAAAGATAAGGCGTTTCACAACGCCTTACCCTCTAATTAAAATAATAATTTTAGCAGTATGTATGTTTAACTCAATATTGTAAAATTACAAGTTCTTTCTTAAATATAAATCTTAGAGTGTCTTGGTATTCAATTATTCTCACCTAAACAATGTACCATTATAGCAGCAAAGAAAGGTGTTATAATAAATGACATAAAGAGCCAGAAGATTCTACTCCTCTTAAGTCTACTTGCTGTTTCTCCTACTTCTGTGCAAAGATAGAAGTAAATCAATGCACATATTAAGCCAAAAATAAAAACTAATGCATCCATAATCTAAAAGTTTTAAATTGTTAATTATATTATTCTATTCAATGTATGTCAAAACTCGAATTAAACAAGAATTAACATGTATTTTGAGCTATTGTACAGAAGGTTTGAAGTACGGTAGAGATATCTTTATTTCACTCATTGTCTCACAAAGCTCCCACCAAGGTATGATTACATGAGGAATACAATAGAGGGCATTCATACTTTCAAAAAAATAGATAGTACACAATTCATTGGTCTTTCTCTTGTTCTCAAATGAAATCTCACCAAGTACATCCATAATCTTTCTTAATCCAAATGGAGTGATATTCTTATTCGCTTGAAGAATAAGGACATCTTGTGCAGGTATCTGAAGCATGTCTTCAATAAGAGAAACTGTTTCAGAATTATACATTTCTGTATCAGACAAGAGTATCAATTTATTCGACTCACAGAGCCAATCGATATAAGGACAATTGCCATTCTTGTAGGTAAAATGAATTTTATTCATCATAATATTCTTTAAAGTCACGAATTTCTTTATCTATCATTCTATTGATATTCTCAATTTCTTCATACTTCTCTTCTTCAATAAGTCTCAATTTATGACTTATCATAGAATTGATATATCTGTTCCAATCCCGTTTACCCATCAACATCAAGTCGATAGCTATTGAATCAATAGACCTTTGCATTTCGTTTTTGTGACGTGCATCATACCGGAACCAGATAAGAAATAGAAGTACGAGTACTGCAAGTAGTGTAATTATAATATATAGTTCTACCATAGTGTTTATTTAATTTTATTCGGTAACATAATGGTCAAGTAATTCGTTAGCTATCTTATCGACTCTTTCCTTAGAGAAAGATGAATCAACAAGTCTTTTCTCTGCAATAATAGTACCACTATCAAAAGTTTTCATCTTTACTACTATAGATGTAAATGATTCATCTTTCTTAGCATAGTCACATTCAACAGTGATATTCTTTCTTTTAAATGTTTCCATAATTATAAAATATTTTTATTTAGATACATAATTAATCAAATCAGAAAGCCAGGACAAGAACTGTATCATTCCGAAAAATAAGAAGCAAAAGGCGATTGTCCCGGTTACGTACCAGAAACGAACCCACCATTCACGATATTTAGTCTTTAATACTTTTTTGCCGAATCGACCGTTGAAGAAATTTATAAGCTGCTTTTTCATAATTATATCTTTATTTGTTTGACATTGTAAAGGTACACATTTATCGTCAATTGGACAACAAATTACTTGTTTTTCTTTGTTGGTTTGATAACTCTTTTGTCTTCGAATTTATCCTTTACATAAAGCAACCATACACGACGTACATTTGTGTAAGTACAATTCATGATTGTACGGATTTTGTAATGTGACCAATTAGGATGTTCCAGCATCATGTTATAGATTTCCAACGATTGCTTACCACGAGGCTTTTCTTGATGATAACTTGCTCTTTTGGTAGAAGATTTTCTCTTCTTACTTATAGTGAAAGAAATTGTACGAAGAGTATCATCAGCTTTCAATATTGTAAGGCCATAGGATTTGGCTTTATAATTCTTCTTTGCATCATCAAAATGTGCTTCGTCGAAAGTAATTATGATTTGTTCGTTGTTACATTTAGTAGTACCATTGTAGGTTTTGATGAAGTCGTTGAGTGCTTGTCTCTGTTCAGGAGTCTGGCCTTCAAGTCCTACCTCTTTTTCTGCCTCTTCGATAAGAGCGATAAGTTCATCTTTTTTATATTTCTTGACATTCTTGATACCAAGTTCACTTGCTCTTTTTCTCAATTGCTCGACTGTCATAACTGTTGTTTTCATATTTTCTCGTTTTTAAATTGTTACTCTTTTTTGAATGCCTAAAGATACCAAAAGTTTATGTACCTGACAACTTTTTCTGGTAATTTGTTCGCCTTGTTGGTTAAACTTATGCTAATTCAATCGCTCTTGCAGGTACACAAATCATAGTCCATGTTTTACCCTCTTTCAGATAATTTACTGAATAGTCAGCTTCAAAAGTGCAAACATTCATATCAACACCTGAAATAGTACCTTCTACCTTACCATTTTTAGTAGTTACGACTACTGATTGACCTTTCTTAAATTCTGTTGCTTTCATATCTTATATGTTTTAATTGTTATTACTTATTTACTTTTCTACAAACATCTTCAACTTTAACGTGTAATACTTTCCAAGTACCTATTGCCAAATCAAGTGTTCCATTGGGATTGATTTTCTCGATAACGAATTTTTTTACTGGGTAAAAGTTATAAGTTACCATACGTCCTAATCTTGCGTTAAACTTTTTCATTGTCTTTATCTTTAATCGTTCGACTTATTATCTCCTTTTTGGATACCTAAAGATACACCTTTGTGACACGTGTAGCAACACATTCACCAATAATGTGGTCGAAATTAAGATTCTTTAAAGTTCGACCACAGGTCTAAACATATTTTAATACATGAGATGTAGAGATATAAAGAATGCTCGTCAAACTTGCAATTAAACAAGAAATAACGAGCATTCTAACTTGGCAAATAAAAGTTCAATTTATACCCTGAAAAGAGTTATCTTCTTACCATTACCCATATCGTAAGTATCGACGTGTAACCAACTCACTCCATCTTCAAGTCTTATAGGATAAGGAAGGTTATCCTGATTCTTTATAATGAGCTGACGTGCCTCTTCAGCACTCATGCCTTGTACAGTGATATCATATGCCTCGCCTGTACAATGTGCACTCATATAGACCTTTTCAAGATTGGTCTTTTCTTTAGGAATTGCACAAATGTTACATCTAAGGCCACGCTGCGAATAACTACCACCATTCTTCCAATTGTTGATGATAAAAGGCTTCTGGATAATATATTCACGTAGCACCAACAATGTCTCAAGTGCTGCCATAGAGAAGAAACTCCACATCTGCTCCTCTCTGTACTTATTGTATACATGTGGACAGACGAGTTCCTCGATTTTGAAGTATTGTTTAAGTTTCTCGATTAGTTCATCTCTTTTCATAATTCTTCATCTTTAGTCCATTCATTACTATTCGTAATCTCTTCCTCATCCACCAAAGGATAAGGATAAACGACATCTTTCATAACTTCTTCATTTTCTGAAAGCATCATGATAGGAGGTACAAGCATGTTGTACGTTTCTTCATGTAACAACGCCTTCGTGCCGTCGTTACTCATTCGTCTTGTCTTCCAGTCCTTGTCGAACTGTTTCAGTTCTTCTATAGGTATAGCTAACCACTTCATAATCAATCATATTTTAGTTTATAGTCATTAATTACTTTCTCAATCTGCAAAGGTGTAAGTTCGTCATAGAAGCCGATAAGCTTGTAGAGAGCCATGTTTGAGAAATATCCGGCCAATCCTATATCACTTCCAAGAACCACCTTTTGCGGCTTTAAATCTGTACCGTTCACTATCGTGATAATTTGATGTTTCAAATAGACCTCTTTTCCATTCATAGTGGTATTCAACTTTCCGTTTATATAAGTCACCCCACCCCAGTTATAAGCATTATATGCTATACGATTTAATGAAATACTTATTCCAAAACTTGTCTGACTTACTCTTTGGTCATATAGGAATCCATTTTTATCGGTAGTTAAAGATGGTATTACTTCCATAAACAACGTCTTGAATCCTTTCGTAACATTCTGCATTATCGCATAATCATCTATACTATCAAAGACAAAAGCACCGTCTGACCTGTAGCCGCTACTCTCTGTATACGCTGCATTGAATATCTCTGCATCATGTCCATTACCCGACAAATCGTCTATGATGTTACGGGTAGGAGAAGAATTGTCCTTAAGTGATAAGTCGTAATAGACGTCCGGTTCCGGTATCGTGACCTTGCCAGACCTCCTGCCAAACAAAAGACTTGTACCAATACCAATCATAACCCTATATTAAATTGTGCAGTAGTGCCAGTAACAAACACCTTATCAATAAGATAAGGCATAGGAGAACCAATATAAGCAGACACTTCCGCCTCACTAATAGTATAAGTTTCAATAGAAGGAGCTCCACAGAGGTGTACTTTGACAGTTCCAGCAGTTAATGGAATGACCAGGAAGTTCTTATCACTATCGTGCTCCACAGAGATAAATCAAAATCCTCAGCAACCTGGCCAACTTCAAATGCTCTACTTATTGCAGTAATGCTTACTTGTCCTTCACCATTACTAATTCTAATCTTATTAGGATACATAACTTTATAAATTGTTTTAAATTAAAAAGGAGGAGGAACTTCATCGTCACCGAATTCATTCCTCCTCCTAACCTTTAAATATGTCAAACTTGAAAGAAAATTTCCAATCGTAAAAGTACAAGATTAATTCATATTAACCAACCTTTTCAAAGATTTTCAAATCTTTTTTGATTGTGTATGATTTCTTTATTGAGTTCATCTTGTATAAGTTCAATTACTTTTCTGGTCAATTCTTTATCTATATAGATATTCATTGTGTTAGATGCAATACGAATACGTTCATCTTCTTTCATCTTTTCCAATTCCTGTAGAGTTTGTCTATATCTATCGATATTCTTCTTTAGGAAAATTGCTGTTTGGAATACATCTTCTTTCATATTATTCTACAATTTCCGCATCACTTTCCGGCTCGTATTCCTTCTTTTCTTTTTCTTGGATAGGGGCGTTCTTCCACTGGTCAATAAAATGTTCAATGACACGTCGTCCATCCGTCACGACCTTTTCCAGTTTCTCGTCCGGTTCCAACAGTTCGTCTGCCATTGCTGCGGCTATGTGCTTTGCCTTCATTACCTCTTCCACAAGGTTGCTTTCTATCAGTTCACCCAGACTTTTCTTTGTCAGTAGGTTGAAGGTTAATCCTTCAATGATTTGTTTTCTCTTTGACATAGCGTTCAGCATAGCATTCATTTTGGGTGCGAACTGTTCTGCCTTCATATTCTCGAAGCTTTTGTCGTCAAATCCCTCGAACTTCTCTGCCGCCATGAACGCTACCTCGTATTCTTTAGGTGTCATTACTACACCTGCCTGCAAACACTCTATACAGAATAGGATAAACTTCACATTGTTTCTTAGGTCTTTTTCCATAATCTTCTTTATTTAGTCAATACATTCTTCAATTGGTATATCGTTTATTGTCACTATCTCCCAATCTCCATCCATCATCTCATAGATACAATTGATTGTTTTATGGTCTGCAATGATTTCTTCATCAACACCTTTCTTTCTCCAGGTGTTACTTTCTACCATTGCAGACCACTTTGTCCCTTCTTGGAACATCAATTTATTAGGGAGTTGTTTGTATGTTGATTCTATGAGCTGACTTAACGTCTCTTCTGTCATAGGTCAATCAATACTTCTCAAGATAAGTATCCCCTTTACTGTCTTTCCAGACGAGACATATCTCACCTTCTTTATCGATATTCACACTTTCGAATGTGATAGGATAACCATGATTCTCACCATCCTTTGTGACATAATGTGAAATCTTATAAGTGACTTCTTCATCCTTATCATACTTCTGGTAGAGTGAAGTGAATTCATCGTAAGTGAACGTCGTTGCTTCATGGTCTTTTTCAGTAGGAAACGATATCATGTAACGTACAAGTTTACCATCTTTCACCTCTGTGCCGACTATTGAATCAATCTTGAGTTCGTCAATGATATCAATCACTTCAGCACAACGAAGCCTCCAGTCGTCAGGATACTTCTTCTTGCAGCTAAGAAGGTCTACTTCATTACCCTTCAATAGCTCTACGAATTCTTTTTCTCTTTTCATGTTTTTAATTGTTTAATTATAGTTTATGATTGTAAGATGAGTAATACTATAACAAATGTATAACGTGGATTAATAATAGGGTTTAACGTACTTCTCATCTCACTGTGTAAAGATACTACTTCTCGTTCATCTTTTGTACCTGTCAAGTACTCTTTCGAGTAATGTTTTGGCACTCTCAATATCCTTCTTGTCTCTTGTAGTCAACTCGTCACTTATATTCAGTATACTATCAACAATCTTGAGTATTGTAGGAATACTTGATTTGAGCTTCGTCTGACCAGCTCTCGTCGTGTAGCTTATATTAAACTTATCCTTCTCCTTCTTGAGTGCTAATTGTGCTTCTCCAGACGTAGCAAAGTAGCCTACATTATAGGTCTTGCCATGATGATAGAAGGTCACTCTCCATGGCTTCTTCAAGTTCCCTTTTGTGTAGTATATATTCTTCATAGTCTCAATATATCTCGTCTACTTCAACATCAATTAGAGGTTCTATTCTATACACAAGTCCATTGTCAACTATCTTCTCAAACTTGATACCTGCTGCCTCAAGCTCCTCAGCTATTGCATTCCTGAACATCCATCTTGGTCTTAGGTAGATGTATTCATCATCTTTTTCAAGTGACAGGAGTATCTTGGTGGGAGAGTATTCTTCTTCCCGAATAATCTCCCTGATTCTCTTCATTGTGAGCTTCTTTGTCATAATGTCTTGATGAACATCTTTATTTTATGCAATTGCTCATATGACAACTCGCCCATATAATCAATGATATCCACGTAGAGATACTCTCGTTCACTATCTTCATAGAACCTTGTTCCAATCTCGTCACCATCGCCATTCTTTGCATAGAGCACTTCACATTCGTCCATGTAGAACTCTTTGTTACTCTTGTCTATGAATGAAATGAAACCTAATGTCGCTGTCTCGTCACATGTACCAGTACATGTCATTGTTACTACTTCGTCCTCGTTGAACAATAAGAACTTTACTTGGTCTCCTACACTCAATGGTCTAAATACTTCGTTCATAATCTTTTTGTTTTAAATTGTTACACATGTCTCTTCTTTTGATATTGTAAAGATACACCTTATTCTTCGACCACACAACAGGTCGACCATAAAATGTTGTCCAAATTGTGCACTTTTTTCTTCGTGTCCTTCCATTCTTATTTATAGAATCCTATGATTAGCAATTAGTCGATACACGCGTCAGATATCAATCTCGCTGCACAAAACGCTTTATTTTATTCATTTTACCTTATTTCCATAAAAATAGAAAGGCCTTAGCAATCATCGCGACTCCTAAGGCCTAAATTACGAGAAAATTTCACTAATTATGAACAACGAAATCAGTGTATATTATTAGTTTTCATCTGTCTTAGACGCTGTCTTATCAAGTCTTTCTTGCTTGTTCCTTCTTCCTCTTGAATTATCTCTGCTTCAGTGTATTCGATAGATTTCATTTCGTTTATGAACTGTTCGTTTTTCTTTTCCAAGTCGTTCCAATCGTATTGTTTTATGAGGTCTCCAGGTAGCATTATCTTCTCTTGTCCAAGGATATTCTTATTGAATCCGTTGAAGTCCTTATACCAGGAGCTTGCAAGTTGGTTTATCATTATCTCAGGTCTTATTCCTGACTTGGCACTTACGAGTCCAATGATTATACTGTTTATAGGTATATCACGCATTACTCTACTTATGTTCTCTCCTCCATGTATTGTTGCGTTTATATCTATTTTTCCGTCAACTGTAAGTTTGAGTTCATTCCCTTTTACTTCCTTTCTTGCTTGTTCCAGGATTGCTCTTATTTCTCGTGATATAATCAATGCTTTTGTCTCTTGACCTCTATCGATATAGTCTTCGTATTTGAGTTGTAGGTCCGTGAGTATATCATTAAGGATTTCTAATCGTCCCGCTTCTGTTGCTACACGATACTTATCACTCTTTACTACGTATTTATTTTGTCTATTTTCAATTATTGACTTATTTTCATTATAGAATTTTGTCAACTCTCCTTCTTCTAAATCATATCCTTCTCTCTTCTTGATTGTCTTCTTGACATCCTTTATTGAGTACATAGAGCCAAATAAGTCAAGAAGCATTGGTGTCAACTTTGCAAGCGCTTTACTTCTATCATTATATAAGTCAAATGTATGCATATATTTTGACCGTGCTCTATTGTATTGAGCAAGTAGTGGTACAATGACTTTTGCACGAATTTCAAGCGCATCTTTGATATCTTCTTCTTTTGCACCACGATTTTTCATTACTCCCTTGAGATTCACGTATTTAAGGTCAATTGAATGTAACACGCCATTGTGACCTTCATATGTGACAAATCTGTCGGGACATTCGTCTAATTTGATACGAATTCTTTCATATTCCACATAAGCATCTTGCATATGTTTAGAGGCTATCTGAACAAAGTCAGGAGCCTCCTTAATTATATCTTCTCTACTTACCTGTGTCATTTCTTATGTTACTTATTGTAATTATCGGTAAAGATATATAAAACATTCTTTCTATGCTATGGGTTTTGTGATTCAATACCAAATATCATTCATTAATTGTGTCTCTTCAACGATTTCTTCATTATCTTCTTGAGACATTACAAATTGTTCGAATGTGAGGTCTTCATCTTCTTGTTCTAATAGATAGTACATAATTTACGAATTTTGTTTATTGTAATACTTTTCAATTTCTTTCTTCATTATATCAATCTCCCAAGGATTGATTAAAAGTTCCATTTTCAATACCTTTGCTTGGTTCAAATAATCTCTCTTATTGTTATACTTTATGTTTTGTATTGAATGTACATCAAGCTCTACATAGTAAAGATTTTCTCTACCAATCACAATTGGTTCGAAATTCACACTATAGCAACTTACGTTATGATAATTCTCATTTTCGTCTTTATAGGTGAGTACGAAATTACATATGAAACCATCATTATTATCATTGTATATTTTTGTCACTCTCTTTTGATAGAGGTGTGCGAGTAATTTTTGTACCATTTTTCTTTTATTTATATAATAAGTTTTAACGCTTCTTGTATTCCTGCTTCAAGTGCTTCCTCGTAGGTGACATATACTTTATAGCCATTCCCTTTGTTTATTTCGTTCTCCATCCAGTCGCTTTCTTCTGTTGGAACATTGAAATCACAAAAAGAAAGCGTCCATCTTTTTCCAATAACAGGTTCTACATATACATACACACCTCTTATTTCACGCAGCCACTTTTGGGCAATGGATTGAGTTGGAGCAGAGATAGAGTAAACGTCTGTATTATAATTCTGGGCATCGTAGCTTTCATCTATCTCATACTCAGGACCACTACCTCCTTTATACACCAATTCATAAAAGCTATTAACATCTTCTTTAAATCCTGCCGCCTTTAGTAGCTTCGCTGTCTCTAATGTCACAAGTTCTTCTGTCATAGCTGTATAAATAGTCTAATTGTTAGAACAATAGTCGTAATGATAAAGATTAATGCGAAATGTTTCCATATTTTTACAGTAGCCTCTAAACCGTACTTCCGTTTGTCAAACTCACTTAAGGCATAATTCAAAGCCTCGTCTTTCAATCCCTTAAGCTTATCATTCAAAGCCTCGGTTATATCGTCTGCGATAGTATACTTTACCTTTTCTGACACGGATTCCGGATATCCTCTTTCCTCATAGTTCAATTCACTCAACAAGTCATAATGAAATATATAAGGTACTCCGTTCACTTCGTAGGAAAGTTTAATACCGCTATCTTTCACGTATTCCAAAAACTTTTCCTCGGCAATCTCGTTTATCCTTTCTTGGTTGGATTCTGCCTTCTTCTTTATCTCATTAAAATATTCCTCGTCAACAATTACACAGTTGTTTTCAAGTTTCATTACATGTGCTTCCATAGTTATTCTCCTTTCTGATTCTTCTACCAAGTCAAAGAATGTATTAGCATAACAAACATGCTCGTCTATCATTATACATATTCCATCACCGGGATAATATTCACACGAAACATTATTGTCCCAATCTATATGTTTTTGTGCTTCTTTGGCTACACAGTCACAAGCAATCATATACTCTATGTATTTATTAGATGCTTTTCTTATTTTGTCAAATATATTTCCTTTCATTTCTTTGTCTCCTTCTTTATCTTTTCATAGCACTCTTTACAAAAAACAAACACCTTTCCGTTATTGATTTTAACTTTAAAACCATCTCTCCTTAAATCAGTGCAAGTAGGTTTTAATTCTGCATAGTGATTTAAACCTTTTCCGCACAAATCACACGAAACTTCATACCATTTCTTTATCATTTTCAATCTCTTTTCTATTACTCAATACATAAAACAATTCCCCTGCGTATCATATCTTCTAACTCTCTTTCAGAAAACTCGTCGAATGAATACTTGTCCATAGTACAGAAATGATACCTTACAGAATGCTTTTCATAATTGATATTTTTATGATAATCAATCATTACATCACTTATAACCGTTTCGATAATCTTACCGTTTACAACAAAAGAAAAACGTGTTCCAACATCATAACATACCTTCTTAAACAAAAGAACTTTCCTTTCATTCATTTTCAATCTCCTTTCTCATTAAAACATATTACTATTAGAAGGATTATACTTCTTATATTCCTCAAAAGCAAGCTCTAACATATCTTCTTCACTTATATGCTGCAAAACAATATCTTTCTCTGTATATACTCTACATTCCTCTCCTTTTAAATCCTTCCATTTTCTTTTTCCTTGCTCTCTTTGCTGTAACTTGAATTTATACTTTGCCGGACGGTTCCATTCTATAGACAAGTTGCATATCAACTTGTATTCTATATTCTCTTTTTTAATAATCTTTTCTATCATAACACTTCACTTTTTAGGATTATTGTTACGCTTTTCAACAAGTTGAAGATTCTGTGGAAGGAATGTCCTTAATTCGCCATCTATCTCAAGATGATAATACTTCGTACTTCCAGTTCCACATATACTTGCTATTCTACTCACCTTACCTACTAACATCAAGTTTGAACAATGTAGGATTTTCACTCTATCTCCTACTCCAAAGTTTTGATTCTTTGATTTTGCCATCGTTTATAATTGTTTAAAAGGAAAACTGTTCAAGTTTGCAGTAAATTAACAAATAAGTTGGGTTGAACAAAATAAACAACTTGAAACAGTTTTCCTTATTTGATAAAAATACAATTTTGTTATCAATTAAATGATTTGAAGTTACTCGATTCCTTTTAAAAAGGAGACATCTTCAAGCTGCTCACTCATCCGCATTATTCGAAGAATCTTCTCCCATTTTTCAGGAGTCATTTCTGTATCATCTGATTCTGCATCTTCACTAAAAATATCGTATTTATTCAGAAATGCTTCGTATAAATCGTTCATCATCGACTTAACCTCTTTCTTCCATATGGATGCCTGCTTGTGCTTCTTTTTTAAGCAGGTTCCGCAATTTATCGTGTTCACTTTTACACTTCTTACATGTACCAACATGTCCATCTTTACAATTATCATTCATATGAAATTGGTCTAATGGTAATTCTCTACCACATTTCTTACACACTTTAGTCTTTACTTCGTTTTCCATAATTATTACAATATTAATGTTTTGATGACTCTACCTGAATTTGCTAAGTGACTTTCAATCTCATTTAAATTCAATTGAAAACCTGATGTGAGACTATTAACAGTCAATACTATGAGATTAGAATTAGGGATTATCTCATAAACTCCTTTCATGAATTTACCGTATTCCCACAATAATGTATCGAGATTGTCTATCACATCTGTCCTAAGACACTCGATAATAAATGTACTGATTTTTGATTTCATATTTTCTCGTTTTTAATTATTATTCTTTTGGATGTCTAAAGATACTACTTTTCTATGAGATACCAAAAGTTTATGTCCAAATTGTGTATCAAATTAATATATATTAAGAAAGGACCTTGTTTCACAACAAAGCCCCTTCAAAACTCTAATATACAAACATGGCTAACACGTAATAAACTCTTCAATCTTAGTTTCTTTAATATCAACAACACGTGTCTCGCTGAAAAAATCTTGATTTAGAATCTTACTCATCATTTCACTTGCTTTCGTAGAACTTTCAGATTGTATGAGATATTGTATCTTATTTTCTTTCACTTTACCTCTCATATCAGTCTCGAACCATAATCCTTTACATAAGAACCATAATCCTTTTCCTGAATGAATACCAGAAATATTCATTTCTTTGATAGGACTAATATCAAACTCAACATCGATATTCTCATTGCCCCACTTAGTAGCAATTGCTTCTGCATCAGTATAATTAATTGCTGAACAAGCAATCACATTCTGACACTTTTTCATTCTCCTACTTGCAGAATTTTCATCTTCTGCCCAATAAGAAATTGTTATTTCAAAGTACTTGTGCAACATCTTCTTAAATAGTCAACATTCTTCTTAATTAGTTCGATATCTTCTTCTTTCACCTCTTTCTCAAAGTAATCTGGAGGTGTAGGTATTCTTTTGAATACACCTTCCTTCTCAATTTCCACACCATGCAGTGCTGACAAGATAGGATAACAACTATCAGTTGACCTTATTGCATGATGATTAGTGTTATAACACCTGAATTCTATTGGATTTCCTTGTCCTAAGAAATGCAATGGTTTACGTAGCAGGTCTTGCTCTTCGAGTTTTGCAACCAATAAGGTTCTTGCTTCTGCAATGTCCGGATTCTTCATAATGTGAGGAATTGCTTTCTTACTCATACCAATACAAGAAACAAAATCGTTATGCAAGAAATACTTGTAACATTCTATCCAATCTTCATAAGTATCACCTTGTGGACATGCAAGAATATTGGTTCTCTTATAGAGGGAACCTTTTCTTCTTGCATCTTTCATCCAGTTGAGGAATTGATTGAAGTTGTTCAACGTTTCTTCTTTGTTATAAAGAACATCGAGAGGTATCACTTCATTAGGTTGGATTTCAAGTGTCAATTTGAACAATTCTTTATTGGTCAATACTTCACCTTCATCTCCCACACCTGAGTCAAGTATAGTGAAACGACCTTGTTTAACGGCATTCTTCGTATATTCACGATACTTTTCGTCTCTTTTGTAAAGTTGTCCAAGTATATAGAAGTTCTTATCTCCTAATTCACTCAATTCCAAATGATTCGTAGGAGGGGTAACGAATATTTTCATAACTTTTTAATTAAATTTAATTTCTACTTTATCTTTTAATTCTGGTGCTGTTACAAGATGAATAATAAAGTCTTTAAGACCTATTTCAGCATCACCTTTTTCAATATCCTCAAAAGAATAATTCGTATTCTTAATTTCCTTTGATACTTTCTCAAAACGTTTTCTTCTTGTTTCCTCTTTCACAGATAATACAGTAACTGTAAAGTCAACTTTAGAAGAATTTTGAACTAACGTCTCTATAATCTTATCGAATAGACTTTTTTGTCTACAACCTACAATATATATCTTGTCAATAGATTTCAAGTTCCATTCAAATAAAATCTTTGAGCATATTCTTTCACAAAGTACCTCACTGAGACCTGAGTCGAATGTCCTCATTTCAGAATAGGTCAATTTACGGACTATATCACCGACTTCAACAACACCATCATTCTTTTGCTTCACTTTATTCACATATGTGGTCTTACCTGAGAAAGCTTCACCTACTACAAACTCAATCTTAGGGAGTTCTACTATTAGCTTTTTAAATGCTTCATTGAAGTTTTTAGGTTTTTCTTCAGTAGAGTCATCTTTCACTTCCACTTTCTCAACTATAGCATAATTTTCACCATCTTCACTGACCTCGACTGAGTCAAAATCAAATTGCTTCAAGATATCTTTTGCAATCATTTCGCATGACATGGAGCCAAAATCATAGCATTCGCAACCTGATTCAAATACTGGGAATTTTCGGTTTATATATTGTTTTACTTTTCTCCTTAGCAATATAAACTCTTCATCACGATTATCGTGATTAACCCGTTTTTTACAATTGAATTTAAAGATATGTCTGTGAGATTGTTCTAAGAACTTTACCAACTCACCATGATTTTTTGATGCATCAGGATAATTATGAAATCCTTCTACTTCAAAACGAATTCCAATAGATGTTTGTAATTTGTTCATAATCTAATAAGTTATTTTAAAACGTCTTTTAATTGTTTCTTTATCTGCAATACCATAAACTAAACAGTAATCTTTCTTTTTCTTCTGACAAAATTGAACTGGACCTCTATAGATGCATTTACCGTCAAGAAAAAGTCTCATAATCTTTTCACCATTAATGTTTTTGTTTCTTGAGGCTTGTTTTATTACCTCAGGAGAAACTTTATCAGTCCAACCATTTTTATGATAGATGAATGATTTTAATTGTTCGTCCATACTTCATTTTTCTTATTTAAAGATAAGGCTAATTTGTGCGTTCACCAGCGTTTTAGTACACAAATTAGCCTTAATGGATTTATCTCAATTCACATGAACCACCTGCACAAGCAGTCGCTACATTCTCACCTACATTCTTATATTCTTGTTCCCATTCAACATTCTCCCAGTCAATTGGTTTTTGATTTTTAATCTTCTGCCATTGATGGAATATATTCACATGTTTCAAGCAACGTGAGCATTTTTCATCATCACCCTCAAAATAATTCTTAGAGAACTTCTTGAATCTACGGACCCAATCATTCCTCATTTTAATTTTGTGTTGCAAATAAGAAGAAATTGCATTAACGTCACTGATACACAATCCATCTATAGTCACAAGAAGTTTACCATCTTTAATGTGTTTTTTGATGAATGAAAGTAGATAATCGTCAGTATAGACCAATAAATCATTAGCCTTACCAGTCGCTGCATTACAAGCTGTCCATATATCACCAAAGACTTGTAATCCATCTACAATAAGACCTGAAGAAAGAATTGCACCTTGTCCATATGTATCAGCAAGCTCTTTTTCATCAAGATAAGAAGTGTAAGGAGCTTGTGGATAATCGAGGTCACCAGTTTCAGGTAGGAAACTTAATCCACAGAATCCATCTTTGTGTTCCCATATCCAATCTGCAATTTCACTCCACTCATCTTCTTTGACTGATACTGTACAACTTACATTGTGATGATATTTAGGTTTAGCTATTGAAGATGGATGCTCTGTATTAGTACCTTCTATAATCCAACCTTTCTCAGTAGTATAAATTCTATAAAGAAAATCAAGAGTACTGAAATTTGTACGAACCATTGTTTCATCATCGAGTTCAATAGGGAAAGATAATACAGTTTCGCCTTTCTTGTTCCAAAATGAAGGATTTGTAATATCTGGATTCAATTTAATAACTTCTTTCAATGCCTGCTCATTGTTATTCGCTTGAATATTACGAATATACTTACGAAAATGATAAGCATGAATACCAGAGCCGCATCCAAGCAATTGTGACGCGTTTCCTGAAGGTTTGATTACGGTCGTTCTTGCTGCAGCATTTATTCCAATAATCGCAGCAACTTCTTTATTCACTTCTTTTACGATTCTTGCACCTTTTCTTTGTATTCTTTCATTAAAAAGAATATTAGGATTATCTGCCATGCCAGTGATACCAACACCAAGTAACGCATCACGCTTCATTATCTTACGTGTAGCTTCTGAAAGTAACGGTAGATTTTCAGTATAAGCTGCTTGAAATGTACCTAATATAGCTGCTGCACGACATGCTTTATAGAAGTCTTCTTCAGATTTAACTTTCTTTCCATTGATTTCCGTAAGGTTGCAAAAAGACCATCCATATTCAACAGTACCATCTTCATTTTTATATTGGGGATAAAGAGCTGCTTCGCAATTATGAACAAATATACCTTCGCTAAACATATAATCATCTTGACCTTTTGTTATTATAGCAAAATTATGTTCATTCACTTCAACTTCAATATCGTATACATCTTCCGTTATATTAAGTCTCTTTATTTCTGAAACGTAAACATCTTCGCAATATGAAGAGTAATTCTTTTTAGATTTTTCAATAATTACACGTTCATCTTTTATTTCTTGATATTCTAATTCACCTTTAACATATTTTTTAAACAAAGAAAAATCTTTATTAAATCTATTTTTAGAAAATCCTAAAGGAAATCTTTCATCTACTTTATTGCAAAGTTTATATGAAATTTTACCATAAAGTTCTAAAGTTTTCCTACCTACTTCAATCAATTCAAGATTAGATAATCCTTTATATCTACCATTACCACTTAAAGTGCTTTTAATAGAACAATTATGAGTCATTCTATCTAATTCTTCTTGAGAATAAGAATAAATGTTTTTAGGATTACCTTTACCTTTTCTACGTTCAGATGTTTTTTCTAAATGTTTTTCTCTTGTCAATAATTCAAGATTGTCTATAAAATCACCTTTATCATCTTCAATATGGTCTATTTCAAATCCTTTAGGTTTCGGTCCATTATAAAACTCCCAAAGCATTCGATATTGTCTTGCATAACCATTCGATAGATTATTGATTGTTCTATATTTAACAGATTTTACACTATAAAATTTTGATAATGTTTTATTCAATGATTGTTCTGCTAAAACATAATCTCCGTCTTTTAATCTTAAAAAATGGTCTTTTGTGCATCTAAAAGAAGAGCCGTTAGATAAAACGATTTCAATTAATTCTTTCTTACCTGTCCAAAAAGCTTTAGCATTGGTAATTTTAACAGAATTTTTATCAGTCTTATAATAAACAGGAAACTCTTTACCAATTTCTGATAATTCTTTAATAGAAACAGCATTTCTACCGTCAGCAACTGCAATTAATGTATCTCCAGCAAAGCAACATGGATTTACCACCATTTCAGTGTCAGGCATGAATAATAATCCTGGTTCTCCATATTGTTTGATATATTCAAATATCTTGTCGTACTTTTCTTTAGGAGTGTCTTCGTAGATTGCTACAGAATTATTACATCTACACAATTCCGGATGGGATAAGAACCAATCTCCAGTCTTACATTGCAACATTTCTTCATCATCAATATCAAAGATAGAAATCATTGCACTCCTTCTTATACCACCACTTATTACAGCGTCAGCAATGATACATGACATAAGATGAAGTTCAAAAGGTCTTAGTTTTCTGCCCTTTGCCTTACTTAAAATCTTACGTAACTTATCATGACAAACTTTCAACGGTTCTGGTCCAGGTGCTTTAAATCCACCACTTACAAAAGCACCTTCTGGTCTAATATGTGAATAATCGAATTCGATATCACTCAATCCTTTATAATATGATTCAATCAATAGACCAGTAGATAAAGCCCAACCTTCAATCGAATCTTCTATGACTGTACTAACCTTTTTAGAATTATCGATTCCTTTAACAATAGGTAATTGTTTAATATGTACTTTCTGAACTGAAAATCCTGTACCACATCCAGACAATAAAAGTTCCATTAATTCCTGGAAAAACTCAATTCTATTACAGTAACTTCCAGAACAATTGAAAGACCTAAAGTTATTTCTCAACAATTGAGGACCACCATATTGTAAAGACCTTTGAGAGCCAAGTACTTCTTGATTATAATATGCTGACCAAGCCTCTTGAAATACTTTATTGAAAGCATCTTTATTTTCATCTTTGATTTTTCCATTGAAAAACTCATAATGCATTTCCATAACTCGACTGACAGATTCCGGCCATGTCTCTTTCTTACCATCAGGCTTTACTCTCGAATACTTACTGTAGAATATGTAGTCTGAGATTATATCTCGACTATCTATACGTTCATTACTCATTTTTATTCATTTGATTTTTCACGAATTTCTTCTGCATCTGCAGGTAGAAGTATACAAACAGGGATAGAAGGGACTTGAAACATCAATGGTATATTGTCCGTTGATGCATCTTTATCCTTTGATTGTATCTTGCCGATTATTTCGTTAAAAATACTTCTTTCTATATAAAGATATAGAGGTTTGGGTTTATACTTTTCATCTTTTTGTAATTGTATCTTTTCAATTGCAAGATGTGTCTGTAATATTTCTTCATCTGGAAGATACGGTACAAGTTCTTTTATCTTATTTGCACAAATCGCAGAAAAAGATTTCCCAGGTTTTATGACCTGAATGTATAATTTGATTTTCTTCATGATTATAAAATTTTATAGATTCCTTTATCAATTCTTTCCAACTTACCTTCTTTAATTAGAGATTGAAACCAATAGTCAACTCCTGCTCTAATAGTGCCAGGTTGAAACTTGTTCATATTATTGATTTTTCTAACTAATTCGTTTCTCTTGATAATACCAGATTCCTCATTCTTCATCAATTTATTAGCAGCATCTACTACTGTATAAATGTTGTCTAATCTATCTTCTCTCATATTGAACAATAAACTAATTCTTTCCGTGCTCTTGTAATAGCAACGAACTTTAAACAATATTCACTATAAATTGCTTCTTCAGTTATAGCATGTGTACTTGGAATAAGACCCTGGTTCAAGAAGAACACTCTATCAGCCTCAAGTCCTTTTGACTTATGGATAGTACTTAATACAATACCTTCAGTTTCGTCTGTATAAATTCGTTTGATATTGTTTTCAAGACTTTCCATATTATTCCATACGCAATATAATCTTTGTAGGATTAAACACTTTTCAACGAGGTTCAAATATGAAGGATTATTAATTGCTGCAGAATAAGATAAACCTTTTTCTTTCAGACTTTCAATTTTTTCTTCTTTAAGCCTTTCAAGGTCGTCAATACAGTTTATCTTATCAGTCAAAGCACATAATGCGTTACCAAAGTCTCTCCCTTTAATCGTAGCCTTCTTACCTTCTTTAAGAAGTCCAATAAACACTTCAATTAGAGGGAGATTATTCCTGCATAATACAAAGTCACCTACTTGAGCCTCTTGATATTCACCATTTCTTACGATACCATCAATTGCATTAGGTGCAGCTTCGATTCCTAACGAGAATACCTTCTTAGCCTCCTCAACAATTTTCTTAGCACAACGATATGTTACATCTAACGGCAATACTGCTGTATTCGGCAGATTTTGCAAAAGTCTAAAGTTCGATACGCTGGACCCAGAAAATTGGTAAATACACTGTTTTTCGTCGCCCACAGAAATTAATCTACCAAATTTTGGCTTGATAAATTGCTGAGTCAATTCTCTTTGCAATACATTCTGGTCTTGGACTTCATCTAAAAATACGACGTCGTATTTAGGAAAATCTTTGTCATCAAGCAATGTATATGGTAACCACAACATATCAGTGAAATCCATCTGGAATTCTTTATTACCATTGATTTTTAACGCACTCTTACTCCATTCGTATTCAATCTTTTGAATATCTTCAATCATCCTGTCACGAAATTCAATATCTTTCTCAATACATAACAAAGGAATATCTCTTTCGTAGTCAACCAATAAGTTCATTCTAATTGTGTTCCATATATCCTGAAGTTCAAATAGATATCTCATCTGTTGTTTCTGAGGTATATCTTTAACATCTAATATTTTCCTTGCTAATTGAAAACATTTATTCTCGTTCAATTTCATCTTAAATGAGAAATTGTAGAATAATACTTTCAATCCTTTTGCATGAAAAGTATTGACTTCAATCCTTTCAGGAACTTTCAATTTGAGTTCTTCAGCGATACTCTTATTGAATGCCATAAACAAGACTTTCTTTCCTGGAGATGTCCTTTTGCAGCATTCAATAATAGTATGTGACTTTCCTGAACCGGCTGTGGCACTTATAGCAATATTCTTTCTTGTCTGTTCGTATGTATCGAAAATGGCTAACTGTCTGTCACTCCATTTCATTTTGTAAAGTAGGTTAACTGGTTAATATAATCAACTAATGATTTATAGTCCTTTTCGCGTTTCATGTCCATTTTCTTCTTAATTACGCTCAGAACGTCACCGAATTCTGTATTATTGTAGAAAACAGTCCTGTTGTAGTCTATTTTGTTTACTACCCATATGTCTACATCCACATCTTCTATTTTTATACGATATAGAGGGCTTGTTTCCGGATATTCGGAAAGGGTGTCGCTTTTCATGTCCTTGTTTATCCTTGCCATCGTACTTAGAGCACGCAGAGAATCGTCACTTATCCCCTCTATCTCTATATCCAGGTCGTGCGGTTCAACACAAAATCCGTGTACATACATTGCCATGCTTCCACCAACAACCATACGTTTACACTGCAAACTGTTCCTTAATACGTTAAAAACTTTAAACAATTTATTAACTTTCTCTTCTTTAGTAAAAACAAAATCTTCATTCATAATTCTTCAATTTTATCAGGTTCGTAATATTCAAAATTCTTATAATCAGCTAAAGCATCAGCAACTGCATTTCCATATACAATAGGGTCAGATAAGTCAGTTCCATGTCCTCTTGTCCATTTCAATCTTACTCTCATCTTCTTACTTTTATAAATTATATCCGCCACTTTTTTCCATAAATCGACATTAGCACAACCTTCCCAATTGTTTTGAATATAGGTGAATAATTTCTTAGTACCATTCACAACATATTCACTATCACTCCATACTGTTACGTTTGATGGTTCAGATTTATTTACAGCTTCTAATGCAGAAAGAAAAGCTCTCAATTCGCATCTACTTATAGTAGTGTCACAATATCCTTTTGATATGAAATATTCTTTATCGTCACATTGTATATAAACACCAATGCCACCCTTACGAATTTTCCAATTGCAACTACCATCTGTAAAAATGATTATATTCCTTCTTTCCATACCTAAAGATACCAACTTTTTATCTGTTATTGACCAATAGATGCTTTATATTTCTTCAATAAAGCCATATCAAGGGACACGTTTTCACTTGAAGAGACATTCTCAATACCTTTATTCACAGCATTAGTGACAAGTGTCTTTTCGTCTAAGATTTCCTTTATCCTTATATCAATAGTATCTTGTGACATTATATAATACACATTAGTACTATTCTTCTGTCCCATTCTATCTAATCGTGCTATTGCTTGTTCAAGATGAGAAGGTCCATTAGGATACTCAATGAATATCATATTACTACACACTTGTTGAAGTCCATCTACTCCAGTTGATAATGTAGCAATATTCGCAAACAAGAATTGTTTACTCTTCTTCCATCTCTCAACTCTCGCCATCTTTTCTTCTGTAGAAGTCTGACCGATAATAAGTTCACTATCCTTTTTGAATTCTTTATGTAATTGTTCCAATGGCTCTGTGAGTGTTCCAAAAACCAACACTTTCAATTCTTCATCAGCTTCTTTCCAATCTTTCAAGAATTGGATTATAAACTTCAATTTGCCTTTTAAAGATAATTTCTTCAAATTAGCAATTCTCACGAGATGTTCTGCTCTTTTAGCACGTTCTGCTGCCTCAATATCGAACTCTTCAAGATAGGCGATAAGGTCATCTTCTGCCTTTTTATATTCTTTTGTATTGGTGATTGGACTATCTATCACTTGCTCTATCACTTCAGGAAGTTCAGTCAATACTTCATTCTTATTCTTCCTGAAATAGCAATAATGATTTATTATCTCATACAATTCAGAAGTATATGATGCACCAGTAGAATCAAGTCCAAACCTCGTCATCCTTGCATTGCAATATCTATAGAGGAAATACTTCAAGTCAGGGAATATATCGAATCTACCTATTATTTTCAGGATATTGATTATTTCTTGAGGACGGTTCATTATAACAGTACCACTTAAAGCATATACCTTATTGGCTTTTTCAACTATTTTCATCACTGCTTTCGAACGTAATGATTTAGGATTTTTGCACAAGTGCACTTCATCCAATATTACAGCTCCCCATTTCTTCGAAAGAGACCTTGTATATCTCAATTGCATATCGTTCTTAGACTTTCCTCTTTTATAGAGATAATCGTAATTTATCACAGTCACATCAGCTTTCCAATCTGTATTCTCACTATCTTTAGAATCTATGATATGAACACTTCTTTTAGGGTTCCATCTGTTCCATTCTTTCAACCAACTTGACTTGACTGTAGATGGACATATGATAAGACATGGAAATAAATCAAGAGTTTCGACACACAAAAGGCTCTGTGAAGTTTTACCGAGTCCCATCTCACAACCATTGATACAGTTACCGTGATTTATCATATATGTTATACCTTCTATCTGATATGGTCTTGGTATCATTGGAAAGTTCAGATACTCAACCATCTCTTTAAGAAGCTCCTCGTCAATCATCTTATGAATAGGTTTAAGCTCTATGTCACGAGGTTGAATCACCTTTTTATTCACAAATCCATTATCTTCAAGAAATCCCTTGAACTTCGAAGAATTCTCTAAATTCAACTGTGTATACCATTCTTTAGTCGCTGGATTATAATTACATTTGAACTTTTTCATTTCAGCAACTAAATATGGACGATATTCAAAACCTATCCACAACCAATCTTTATCTCTATAATAATATCTCATTTTCTTTAAACTAAAATAGAGGAACTGTGTTTCACAACAAAATTCCTCTTAATCGATTTATATTAACTAAAAGCACTCAAAACTCAACTTAAAAACTTTTCTTTAAATTCTTGCATCGTAAAAATAGGTACTCCTAATGATTCAGCCTTTTGTTCTTTAGTCGAACCACTACCTCTTTCTTTTACGACTAAACAAGTAGTCTTCTTACTAACTGAAGAACCAATCTTATGACCTTGCTCTTTCAATTTATTCTCCCAATCTTTATTCCTGAAACCGGTAAATACAACCGTCATTTGTCCTTCAAAAGATTTTTCCTCAAGACCATAATAAGTTATAGGAATATGTGCAGAGTCATCGTCGTTCACCCACCAATCTTCAATACCTAAAACAAATGCTAAAGCTGTACTGAATCCGACACCTTCAACTTTATCTTCAATGTCAGCCGCCCAGCTTTCATCACATTCTTTTGCAAAATCGGCTACATCTTTACAAGTATATAACTTTAATCCGTCAAGAATTTTTTGACATGTCTTTTCGGCTATTACACCTCCAAATTTATTATAAGCTGTCAATAATTTTGCAAAATTGGTGCCTTTCTTTTTCAACTCTTCAAACTGTCTTGAAAGTACTTTTGCTGCTACATTTCCTATACCTTCAATTTTTTTTAAGTCTTCTTCTGACAATAAGAGAATACTGTCCGGTGTTTTGTACCCGGCATTGAATAGCTTCTTTATTGTAGGTTCTCTAAATTCTTTAAAGTCTAAAACTGAAAAGAAATAGACACACTTTGCCAACATTATACCTTCACAATTCTCATTAGAACAAATCAAATCAACGTTATTATTGTCCCAATTAACTTTTTTACCACAGATAGGACAGACAGAAGGTAAGATTTGACTGTAATTACCTGAAGATTTGACTGTCTTTAAATGTTTAGGTATCACATCTCCAGAACGTGCAATCACTACTCTCGCTCCTTTATCGATAAGATTCTCTCTGACATATCTTGCATTATAGGCTGTACAACGAGAAACTGTAGCTCCACATAACTCTATTGGTTCAACATTGACTACAGGAGCAAGTCGTCCATCTTTAGAAATCTGCCAATCAACACTCTTTACAATCGTCTCTTCTCTTTCTGACCAATCAGGATTCTTATATGCAATTGCATATTTAGGATTATTATTTGCAAGTCGACCAAGTTCATTTCTCTTTGAAGCATCATTAATATCAATTACAAGTCCATCGCATTTGAATCCACTGGTCAGATTCTCAAAAAGATTGTTCATCAAAGTTGTAAACGAATCTTCATTCTGCATAAGACTACCTACTGAAACAGTTGCATAAAAAGTCTTTATCCATTTATTGTTCTCGTTAAGAAAATCGAGTTGTTTTTCTTTATCCCAATCTTCTCTATTGCAGCCATATCTAACATAAGCGATTAATCCTACATTATCAGAAACTACAGGTGAATTCATAAGTCCAGCTACAGCATTTCTTGCTGACTTATATTGAGTTGTCTCTTTCAATTTCAAAAAATTGATTGTAGGAAAGATTGCTTCACCAAAAGAATAAGTCACTTTATCGTAAGACCTCCATTCGGAATTGATAAGTTTTCCAAACCTATCCTTACAATTTTGACCATATTCACCATCACCTCTTGTCCAAGCATCTCCAACAATCTCATTTACACATAACGATATTCCATCATATTTAGGTGTTATAACAAGTTTATCATAATATTCAAGATTACAAGAAGAAATCCACTTCAAAATCTCATCATAGGTTTTAACCTTCTCTAAACTGTACATAGGAATAGGGAGTCTCTCTTTCCTATCATTCACTTCATCTTGAATACCTTTCTTGAACCAATCAGCATCAGGATTGATATTGTGTAGTAATTCTACTAATTCATCAAACTCTGCATCAGTGACTTTTGGTTCGCCCAAACGATACAATGCATTATAATCACGTATCTGTTTTTCTAATACTTTAGGGTCTAAATTCGATTTTACCATATTCTTATAGTTTTGAAAGTTCTGCACGTAATTTCTCTATATCGTCACATTTGTTTCCTTTAACGTTTTCTTTAGGGAATCCCATAAGAATATTGTATGCTTCCGGGAAATTGTCTTTAAGCTGTTTTGTTGTATTGATATCTTCGAGTGCACATTTCGTCCGATTCATGATACTGGACGCTTTCTTTTCCAGTTCAACCATTTTTTGAACAAAAATTTTCGTCTCTGTTGAATTTTTCAATTCATTGAATTTTTCATTGGTTATAAGTTGATACACAAAATAATTAACCTCAACATATGTCTTTAGATGACGAAATCGTTCATTTGTAAGACTTGATAAATAAATTTCTTCTCTGATATTTACCGTGTTAGGGTATTTATCCATAAATTCAATAACATCTTTTGGCAGAATTTTCTTGAAATATTCATCCGCAAATTTCCCGAATTTTTCAGATTCTTTTCTTGCTTGTTCTATGATAGGCTTGATTATGCTTCTTGCAATCCTATCTTTATCACTGATTGTTAATCTTTCGCTTGCCATAATTAAAATATGTTTTCTTTGTTACTAATCATCCACATATAATCGTCGTGTCCGAATTTAAAATCTTTCTTTGGTCGACCTTGAATTCTATCTTCAAGAGTCACCGGATTCGTAGTAGATGATTGGAATGTAAGATGAACTGCAAAATCAGTAATCTCTTGTGCTCCACGAACTTC